GACAACTTGAATTTTGACCAAATGATTTGGGAATTTGGAACAGATAAAAATCCTGATTGGGTTCATGTTTCTTATGAATCAACTGGTAAACAAAGAAAACAAATACTTAAAGCCATAAAAGTTAACGGTAAAACAAGTTATGTTCCTTATAAATAAATTAAAACTACAAAAACTTAAAAAATAAAACTATGAAATTTTTTAGAGAAATGTTTAGTGATGATAATTCTATTAATGAAAAATCTTTAATTGGATTTTTAGCTTTTATTATGATGTGCTCATTTGCAATTGTAGATATTGTTACAGGATATTTAGGAAAAGAGCTTGTTGTAAATGAATTTATATTCAATGCTTTTGAAGTGCTAGTGTTAGGTTCATTTGGTATTGCAGCTACAGAAAAAATTACAAGCATTATAAAATCTAATAAAAACAAAGAAAACGAAGCAGAATAATGAAATATTTATTTATAATTCTTATTGTTTTACTAGGAGTATATATGTGGCTATCACATGATAAGTTTGTTGAAAACGAAGCTATTATACAAAAACTAGAAGACAGTTTGTCTAGAAAAGTAGACACCTTGATAGTAGAAAGAGATGTGGTAAAAGACCATTACATTAAATCTAAAGAGATTGTATATAAGATAGACGAAAAATACATTGCAGGCAAAGATTCTGTTTGTGATAGCTTAGTAGTAGCCCTAAAAACATCTCTTACAAACTGTGATAAAGTAATAGTTAAATCAGATACTTTAATTAAAACACTATTAGTTAGAGATACTGTAAGGCAAAATCATATACAATATTTACAATCTAAAAATAAGTTTTCTTTAATTGCAGGCCCCACCTTATCACTTACCCCACAAGGCATTCAACCTGGAATAGGTATTTCATTTGGTTTTAAATTAAAATAAATAAATAACAAGGATTAATTATGAAAACATTGTCTAAAGAAGAATTAATAAGTAGGTTAGAAGCTATTAATCGTAGTAATGCTATTATTTATTTTGACCTTAATGGTATAATTCTTGGAGTAAATTCTATTTTTTTAGAGACAATGGGATATAAAGAAGGAGATCATGAAAAAATTATAGGTAAGCATCATAGTATTTTTGTTTCTACTGACTATGCTAATTCAAAAGAATATGAAAAGTTTTGGAAAAAATTAAGAGATGGTCAATTTTATGAAGGGGAATTTGAAAGAGTTAAGTTAGATGGAGAACTTATTTATTTACAAGCAACTTATAATCCTATATTAAATGAAAATGGAGAGGTTACTAAGATAATGAAAATTGCTAATGATGTTAGTACAACAGTTATAGCAAAAAATGAAATTGGTGCAGTAAGTAAAAGCAATGCTGTTATTTATTTTGATTGTGATGGATATATTCTTGGTGCAAATTCTCTTTTTTTAAAAACTATGGGTTTTGATGAAAGAGATGAAAGCAAGATTATTGGAAAACATCACAGTATTTTTGTAAGTTTTGAGTACTCAAAATCAGAAGAATACAAGGAGTTTTGGAAAAAACTAAGTAGTGGTAAATTTTTTGAGGGGGAATATGAGAGAAAAAAAATGAATGGGGATACTATTTATTTAAAAGCTACTTATAATCCAATACTTAATAATGATGGGGTTTGTAAAAAAGTAATGAAAATTGCTAATGATATTACTGAGACTGTTGTTAGTAAAAACAAAATCAATGAGTTATCTAAAAATTTACAAGTAGAATTAGATAATTCTAATAAGCTTAGAGTTGCTTTAGAGATAGAAAAAAATAATGTTTTAGAAGATTTAGAAGCAACAATTAAAAAAAGTCAAAATGAATTAATTGGTACTATTGTTAAAACTGCTTTAGGAGTTATAGTTAGCGTTGGCTTTATAACAACTGTAATGTATTCATTTGCAATTTTATCAAATAAAGATACTCAAATAATTGGATCAACTTGGAGTAATATGTTTAGTGTATTATTAACTAATGCATTTTCTATTGTAGGCACTATTATGGGTATTAAATATGCTACTCAAGAAAAAAAAGAAGATAAAATATAAGTATTGTCGTATCTTTGTACTTAATAAAAATTAAAATAATATTAAAATTATTTTTTAATTTTGTGTATTAGTTTAATTTTTAATATTTTTATATTAAAACCCACATAACACATGGTAAATCAACAAGTTGTAAATAAATTTTTAAATTGGACAAACAGTAACAAAAATTATTTAGAGATTGCAAGACCCAATAAAAAAAGATTATTAAAAAAATTAAACAATAATAGTTTTAACTTAACTTCAGAAGAGCTTGATTTTTTATTAAGTACATACGGAAGAAATGTTAAAAATACTAAACAAAATACTGAAGGTACTAATGTTTGGGTTCCTTTAGAAATGGTAGAAACAGTTAAAGAATTAAATGCTATTTACCAAGAAAGTTTAAGCATAGGTGTTCCTGTAAATGACATAAAGCATGGCTGGTTAAAAAATGATACAGCATCTATGTTTTTTACTAATCCTTTATATAAAAAGCAAGAAGAAGATAAATTTTATAATGAATTAGTTTCTGATTTACAAAAATTTTCACCTGTATTTCCTGAAATAAAAAGAACTGCTTCTAAGGAAGGACATTTGTTAGTTATAGATCCTGCAGATATACATGTAGGTAAACTTGCAAGAGCATTTGAGACAGGGGAAGATTATAATAGTCAAATAGCAGTTAAAAGAGTTTTAGAAGGAGTCCAGGGAATTTTAGATAAAACATCTGGATTTAATATAGATCAAATTCTTTTTGTGGGAGGAAATGATATTTTACATATTGATACTCCAAAAAGAATGACTACTTCTGGTACTCCTCAAGATACAGATGGTATGTGGTATGATAATTTTTTGATAGCCAAGCAGTTGTATATAGATGTATTAACTATGTTATTACCTATAGCTAATGTTCACTTTGTATTTAATCCATCAAATCATGATTATACAAATGGGTTCTTTTTAGCTGATGTAATTAAAACATATTTTAAAGATTGTAAGAATATTACTTTTGATTGTTCAATAGCTCATAGAAAGTATTATAGTTATTTTAACAATTTGATTGGAACTACACATGGTGATGGGGCAAAACAATCTGACTTACCATTATTAATGGCTCATGAAAGCACAGATTGGAGTACTTGTAAGCATAGATATATTTATACTCACCATGTACACCATAAAACTGCTAAAGACCATATAGGGGTAACAATTGAAAGTTTAAGAAGCCCTAGTGCTTCAGATAGTTGGCATAGTAGAAATGGTTACACAGGAGTTCCAAAGGCAATTGAAGGATTTTTACATCATAAAGAATTTGGACAAATAAGTAGAATTACTCATATATTTAATTAAAATGTTTAATATACATATTAACAATACTAATAATCAAGCTAACTCTGAAAATATTGGAGTTAGCTTATTTGCATTATATCAACACTATTTACAACATCCTAAAAGATTGTATAATTTAGGTTATCAAGATTTTAGTTATTTGTATACAAAATGGATAAATGAAAATTAAAAAAAAATGACAATACGAGAAATAATTAATGGATTTAGAGTTCCTATGGATAAGGGACTTCCTTCAGATGATAGTGCATTTACTTATGCATATTTTTATCATTTAATGAAAATATGTAGAGGAGTTTTACTTTATGAAAAGATCAAAGATCCTGATTATAATTATAGTTTAAATTTACAAACATTAGATTGTGTACAATTACAATTAGCAGATACTAATGAATGTTGTGAAAAGTTACCTACAGGTTGTAAATGGTTAAAATCTAAAAAACCTATACCTAATACAATTAATAATATTATTACTAAAGTATATAATGATAGAGGAGATAACTATACTAGAGTTGTTTCAGAATCTTCTAAATCATTTAGAAGATATAATGAATTAGGTAATACTGAAAATAACTTTAAATATTTAATAAAAAATAACTATTTATTTGTTCCAGATTTAAATAGTCCACAATGGGTAAAACTTCAAGCATTATTTTATGATGATTTTGAAGTAAAAAATACTTGTGATAATGTTTGTGATTTTTTAGATACAGAGTTTCCTTTAGATGAAAGATTATTGGATAAAATGTATAACATGATGGCTGATAGGATATTAAAAACTTATCAATACTTTAATAGAGATGTTATAAATGATACATTTAATGAAGACGCAGGTTCCCCACAGAAAACAAATAAATAAGCCTTTAAAATATTATTCAGTATATGATGTAATTAAAGAAACAGAGTATGCTGATAAAAAATTATATGTTAAAGTAATAAAAGAAATATTTAAAGTAGCTGCAGAAATTTTATTAAAAAAACATACTTTAAATTTATTAAAAATAGGTTCTTTTAAAATAATAGGATACAAGTCAAATAAAAAATTAATTGATTTTGGCTTAACTAAAAAACTACAAAAAACAATATATTATACAAACTTTCACACAAATAGATTTAGATATAGAATTATTTATAATCACAATGTAATTAATACTTATTATAAATTTACAACTTATAGGCAACTAGATAGAGACTTAGCTAAAAAATTAAAAGAAGATGAATAATTTACAATTTACAAGCATTTCTACAGTTATTGAAAACTGGAAACAAATAGCTCCCAATGAAATTAATTTTAATGAAGAATTAATGACTGAATGGATTATAGATGCTTATTTTGAAATAGGAACAGCCAAACAATATAAAGAAAAAGTACAAAAATTACAAGTAAAAAATTTTAGAGTAAAATTACCTTGTGGTTTTAAACAAAATTTATATGTGTTAGCTAAATCTAAAGAACATTTAAGAGAACAATTTTTTCTAACAGAATTAATAAAACAAGATTTTAATAATCCTGATTGCACATGGACTTATAGAAGAAATTGCAAATGTGAAAATAATTGTTCTTGTGATAATAGTTATTTAGAAACTAATGGTTGGTTGTTTATTGAAAATTTAGAAAAAGCAAGATCTTTTCAATTTGCTAGTGTTCAAGATTTTACCCCTTGGTTTGAAAGACATAGAAATGAGTGGATTATTTTACAGCCTAGAAAAAATGAATTATCTTTATTAAGACATACTAATGTAGATTTTGAGAGAGAGTTAAGACCTCAAAATTCTTTTACTATTGATAATGGATATTTAATATGTGATTATAAAGAAGCTGAAATAATATTAGGATATTTATCTATACCTGTAGATGAAAGTGATTTACCATTAGTTCCTAATACTAAAAATTTTATTAATGCTTTAATAGCTGCAATAGAAGAAAAATTAGCTTATATTCAATATAGAAAAAGTAAGTCTAATGCTGATTTAAACTTTTTCCAACTAGCTCAAAGAGAGTACATTAAATATAGAATTAAAGCTAGAGAAGATTTAAATGCTCAAACATTTGATGAAATGTGGGCTATGGGAGAAGCACTTAATCAATTCTTAGTACCTAATCATTATCATGGTTTAGATCAAAGAAAATCTCAAACAATAAATAATACATTTACAAAATATTAATTATGGCAGAGCAAAATAATAAAACTAGGACTTTGCAAGACATAGCTAATTATACTTTTACTAAAGGTATAAATCAAGATGCCTCGCCAGATGCTCAACCTAAAGATACTTATAGAGCTGCATTAAATGTATTGAAAGAGTCTTCTGAAGGTGATGAAAATTTTTTAACTTCAGAGTATTCTAATTTAGATTTAAACATTAAATTACCTGGAAAAATATTAAATTCTAATTTAATAAAACAATTAAATAAATGGGTTTTATTTTTATCTAATAATGAAATTGGAGTATTTGATGGTAATTTAAATACTTATACTACAATATATAAATCTCCTTGTTTAGACTTTAATAATTATGTAGAATCTGTTACTTATGCTAAAACAGAATGTGAAGATATAGTTATAGTATTTTGGGATGGTAAGAATAGAGTAAGAAATATTAATATAACAGAGTACTTAAAAGATCCTAATACAGATTGTTGTATTAATAATTGTGATGAATTAGATTTATTTAAAGTTGCAGATACTTGTATTAGACTAAATAATGTTAATTTTATAGATAATGCAGCTTATGCTATAGAAGCAGGTATGTATAGACCATTTATTCAATATGAAGATAGCAATGGTAATACTACAAATTATTATGTTATAAATGAAAATATTCCTTTAGTAGAAGATAATCTTATTTTTTCTTATGAATATATAGATGGTAATGAACCTAAACTTTTAAATAAAAGTATAGTTTTAAATTTTGAAAATTTAGATGTTTTATATCCATATATAAATGTAGGATTTATAAAAACTGTAGGTGGAGTTTCTACTTCTTTTTTATTTAAAAAGAAACAACCAGTAACTTCTGAATTAACTGTAGTTTATGAAGGAGATACTATTTTTACTGAAACTGTAGATATAAGAGAAATCTTAGTTAAAAGAGCATTTTATTTATCTGCTAAAAGTGGATTAATATATAATAATAGATTATTATTAGCAGGAGTTAATGGTAAAAGAAATGTTGATTATCAACAATATGCAAATGATATTACTGTTAAATATGTAACAGGAAAAATTACTATAAATAAAACTAAAGGTTATAAAAACCCAGAACATGTTATTCATCACAAATCTTGGATGAGAGATGAAAATTATATGTTAGGTATTGTTTTAGAATTTGAGGATATGTCAGAATCTGCTGTATTTCCTTTAATTAATAAAAAATATACTCCTTTTCCAAATTGGAATGGAGAAAACCCACAAACTAATGATACAGCATTATGTTGTACAGATAATAGAGTTTATTGGAAAGAAGTTAATACTGCTAAAAGAACTGCATATAATGCATTTGCTAAAAGTCTAAGCACAACAGATTTTTGTTCAGGTACTATTGATAATGATAATAATACTATTCGTTCTGAAGGATACTTAGGTTATTTTGAATCTGAAGAAAGATACCCTATAATTCCTAGATGTAATGTAGGTCCATTTAATCCTACTACTTATAATGAGAATAATTATATGTATCCTACGGAAGTCATTGGTAACAAATTATATGGCAAACATATTACATTATTTAAAATGCCTGATTCTACTATTGAACCTTTTCATAATAATATAGTAGATGATTTTGCTATTGAAGAAAATAAAAATAGATATGATAGTAAATATGATAGTTTAGAAATTTATCCTTTAGGATTAAAACTAGACAATGTTAAAATGCCTACTTTAGAAGAAACAGGAGGAGTTAGAGTAACAGGTTATAGATTAGTTTATGTAAGAAGAGATGCTTATAATAAATCTATTCAAGCTAAAGGGTTTTTTGTAGAAACTTTTACCAATGATAAATATGGTACAGAATATATTTTTCCAAAACATAATGTAAACTCTGGTGCTAAATGGGATTACTTTTCAAATCAATATAATCCTGATTTAACTACTTCTAATACTGTTACAGATTTTGTAAAACAATGTGGGTATGGTGAACATTATGATAAAGCTTTAATGTTTTATGGAGGAAATACTATGGCAGTTCAAGGGGGTATAAATATGAACCATGTTAAAATAGAACAACAATATAATACAACAGGATATTATTTAGATTCTATTGATGGCCAAAATGGTTACAGATCTTTAGCTAATAGTGGAGATAAAGTTTTAGATACTTCTACCTTTTTAGATAAAGATGGTAGATTAAGAGGAGCTGCTATTCAAATTTATAATATGTACAATTATGGATATGTACAATCTGATAATATAAGTATAGATAGAACTAATGGTTATAAAAATAGATCTTTATTTTATAATTTTAAAAATATTTGTGCAGAAAATTATTCTTATGTAAAAGATAATGTTATTTTAAATAAAATTTTAGGAGCGGAATATTCTCTTGTAAATTTTTATAGAGAAAGTGGAGTTTTTGTTTTATTAAATAAACCAACAGATTTATCTTTTAATCATAATGGAAATTTTTTTAATTCAGATACTAGTGCTAAAAAATGTAACTGTACTACATTAACAACTAATAAAATTTTCTTTGAACTAGATGTACCTGTAATTTTATCTACAGCAACAATGTCATCAGATTTCTTAACAAGTCCAACCACTTTTCCAACTGCTTTAACAAATTATCCTAATAATACTGAATTTATTATTATTAATACAGGAGGAGTTGCTCCATTTGATGTAGGAGATAAATATAAATGGAATTCAGGAGCAAGTAGATTAGAAAAAACTTCAAATTTTTATAATCCACCACCTCCAATTCTTCCTACACCTGTTACTGCAACTTTAAGGTTTAAAACAGAGACATGGGTTAACCAAACTTTTACAGTTGCAGCAACTAGTGGTCCTCCTTGGGGAACTCTTGTAAATTATTCTAATCCTGCATTTCCTGTCGGATCAGTTTTAACTATTACAAATAGTCCTGGGGGTGCTTTTACTAATGGTATGGTTTTTTCTGTAGTTAGTACCACTCAAATAAGATGGTTAGCACCTTTTGGAGGTTCTTTTTCAAATGGAACAGCATCTTCAACTGTTTCTTTTACAGCTACAAGTCCTTCAGGAAATAGTGAACAATATTTTTTTGAAAATTATTTAGATAATGCAACTTCTAATAATATATTAAATAGTTGTAATGAGGGTTATATTTATTATGGTTCTTTAAAAAATAATCTTCCTAGACAATATGGAGCAATACAAGATATGTTTTTTATTGATACAGGATTAAAAGCTTGTGCTGGTCAAACAAGTGTTACAGGTTTTTATGGAGATAGTTTTATTAACACTTTTTCTTTTATTAGAACAGGTGTTACAGGAATGTTAGAAGATTCTTATATTAATGATAGTATAGGAGCTAAGTGGATGACAAAATTTGATCCAACTTTTAGAATTCAAAATATTATAGCTAACAATAAAGGTTATTTACTTTCATTATATTTAATACAAAAAGCTAATGTAACTCTTATTAATTCTGTAATGGAATCTGATTATAATTTAGATTTAAGATATGAAGGACCTACATTTAATGAAATTTATTACCCTAAATTAGCTAATGGAAAATATAAATTATTTTCTAGTAAAACAAGAGAATATGCAGAAGATTGTTTTTTAAATAGTTATTTTTATCAAATTATTTGTGCTCAAGATGGAGATAATTGTGCTAATTATTCTATGTTTGTAGAGTATGATGATTCTTTTAGAAATTTTCATGATAATATTATTCTTATGAATAATGATTATAATGAATTAAATGGATTAAGATTTAACATATTTAAACCTATAGATGAAACTTATAAAACTTGCGAATGTGATAATCAATATGATAATAGAATTATAGTTTCTACTGCAGATAATCCTGCTGTACCAGAAAGTGGATTCTCTAAATTTTTAGCTAATAATTTTATAACAGTACCTGCTGCATATGGAAATATTACAAATCTTTTACAAGAAAGTAATATTATATATGCTCACACTACAGATACTATGTGGAAAATACAAGTATTAGAATCTCAATTACAAGCTAATAATAATACTATATATGTTGGAACAAGTGATATATTAAGTACACAACCTTTAAACTTATTTATATCTAATGAAGGATATATGGGTTTACAAGATAAAAGATTTACTTTTCAAAATAATTATGGATACTTTTTTGTTGATCTAAAAAATCAAAGTATAAACTTATTGTCAGGAGGAAAACTAGATGCTATTTCTACTTATGGTATGAATAGTTTCTTTAAAAATAATTTTAATGCTTATTATAATTCTTATAGTCCATTATTACCTTTGACTGATATAGATATTACTTTTGGTTTTGATTATAGACATAAAAGATTATTATTTACAGATAAAAATAATAATTATACTATTTCTTATTATCCAGAAGATAAAGCATTTTATTCTTTTCATTCTTATAAGCCAATAGCTTATTTACAAAATAGAGATACATTCTTTACTCAAAATGAAGATTATAAATTATACTTACATGAAGATAACTTTAATTCTTATAGAAAATTCTATGGAGTTAATTATCCTTCAATGGTAGATGCAGTATTTACATATCATCCTTTAATTTACACTACATTACAAAATGTAGGAATTAAAATGGATTGTTATAAAAATGTAAATAACCAACTTATCTTAGTAGATGAGCCACCTACAAGTGTTTCAGTTTGGACTGATAGACAACATAGTGGAGAAGTAATGTTAAAGACTCCTATTAATGCTAATTACATGAAGAATGTTGTATTAAACAACCAACCACATAACATTATTAATGGTACTATATTTTGTAACAGTTTAATGAACTATGTAGTTGATAGTAATTTAAATTTCTTAGTAGGAGATATTTTTCCTTATCCTAACTCAAATGTTTCATTATCAAAGGATTGGACAAAAATTGATAGATTAGAAAATGGATATTTTAATTATAGAGTTAATGTAGATAATAAAGAATTAGAAAACTTAAAATTTATACTTAAATTTACACTTCTCAATTACAATATATCCATGCGTTAATGGCTAAAGATAAAAATAAACTTAATAAAACTAATTCTTCAGGGTGGTTAGATAACTACTCTGAGGAATTTTCTATTAGTAAATACCAAGATGGTGGCAAATTAAAACAATATTTTAAACTTCCAACTAAACGTGTTGCTATAGATAACACTTATAATAAGAATAGTCCAAAATTAGACAGTTCTGATGATAAGGAAATGGTTAACAGGTTATTAAGAGAAAAAGCCAATGAATCCCAAAAGGCTAAAGAAAAAAGAATAGCTGATGTAAAAAGACTAGAGGAGTTAAATAAAAAGTCTATGTTAGAAACTGCAAATGCAAAAGATTTGTATGACATAGGAGAAGGGATGAAAAGTAAATATAGATTTTCAAATGAAGACAACTTCTTTGATGACTATATTAACCCACTTAATATGGTAGGGGGAATGGCTGGAGGATTAGCTCAAACTCCAGAATTAATTAACCAAGGAGAGTATTTAAATGCAGCATTAAATGTAGCTACTCCTTTAACTGTAGGTGCTTTAGCTGGAATTGGAACACAAAATGCAGGACAGTTTGTAAATAATTTAGTAAATCCTTTAGCAGGAACAAGAGATTTATTTAAACAAGGTACTAAAACTATAGGTGTAAATATAGGAGAAAATATAAACTCTTTAGGTCGTTTATTACCTTCTGGTAGCTTAAAAAGCAATATACGAGCAACAGGAATGGGCATTAGAGATGTATCTCAAGGTAGACCTTTTTTTGAAACTTTTCCTATCACTTCTTCTCAAAAAAGAGTAATTGAAAATAGACAAGATGAAGAATTTCAAAAAGGAGTAGATTTTCTTAAAAATTGGGCTTATGGTAAAAGTAGTAATCCTTTTTTAAAAAACAATAATACTCTGAGACCTGAAGTTGAAAAAAGAATAAATAATATTAATCCTGATATATTAAGAAGTAAATTTTCTAATGCTGATTTAAGAACAGCAGTCAATCCTTTTAACGTATATGAAAATTTATTAGTTAATAATAAAAAATCTTTTTTAAATAAAGACTCTCGTCTTACAGAAGACGCAAAAGAATTTATTATAAACAATAAAGGTACAATAGGTGGAGTAAATACAGGAGAAGGACAAAGTATCACTTTAAGAAACGAAGGTTTTTATTATCATAGACCTGAAACAATAGGAGAAGTAGCTGCACATGAAACTGCACATACTTTTCAAAAATTAGGAAATGATATAAGTATAGCAGGGGACCCTTCTACTATAGCAGAAACTTTAGCAACTAATCATCTTGACCATTTATATCAAATTGCTAATAAAAATACTACTTTTGGAAAATATATGGGAGATGCTATGGTTGAACCAAAAAAAGGGAAATATGTATGGGCTGCATCTCCATTAGAACCTCATGCTGAATTAATGGCTGCTAGATTTAAAGTATATGATCATTATAAAGATAAATTTGGAGATGAAAAAGCAATGGAAATGTTACAAAACCCAACTGATGAATTATTAGATAAATTAATTGAAACTAAAGATTTAAATAGGTTTTTTAAACCTTCTACTGATAATGTTATTAAAAGAGATATATTAAGAAATTTACCAGCTTTTGCACCCGCAACAATTGGACTAGGAGCAGCATCCCAATTTTACAATGGACAAGGAGAGGGAGAAATAAATCAATATGAAGATGGAGGCAAAGTTAAAGATAAAAAAAGCACATTATCTAAATTAAAAAAAGCCTTATCTTTAAAAGAAAACTTAGGTAACTTAGATACTAAAGAAGGATACTTTACTCCTTTAAACCAACTTTTAAGAACAGCAGTTGGCATTGAGGGAAAAGATTATAGTAATGAACCTATGGAACCTATTGCTAGAGAGCAAGATGCTCTTAGAATGTATTTAGGGTTGCCTTCTAAAACAGGAGCATTTGAGCAAACTGCTCCAAATAAATATAGAATAAGAGATTATAATAAACTTTATCCTGACACTCTTTTATCTGATGAAGCTGTAAGGGATTGGGGAGTACCTAATGAAGATGGAGTACCTGACCCTGTTAACCCAGCATTTGATTTATATCCTTATGATGATTTTGTTATGGGAAAACATTATGTAACAAAAGGTAAAGATGCTAAAGGAGAATATTTAAAATATTCAGATAGATTTGATTTTGATCCTACAAGATATGCAAATCAATTTATTGATAGAAATGTTAATCCAAGTGTAGGTAAATATTTAAAAAAAGCAACTCCTCTATTAGATGAATTAGAAAATCTAATGTTTAATCCTTTTGAGCTAGAAGATAAAATTTATTATGACCCTAAAACAAAATTAAGGTCTGATATTATTTTACAACAAAATGCACCAAAAGTATATCCTGGACAACCAATGGCTGTTCCACCAGAGTTTGCTGATGGAGGTAAAACAAATAATGATATGAAAGATAAAAATAAACAAACTAAAAGTAAAGAATATAAAAATACTACTAATGTTAAAAATACAAATGTAGGATTTGGTTTAGATATTATGCAAAGTCTTGCCAAACTTGGTAAAAAATCTGCGTTAAGAAAAATACCTTATATAGGAGCTGGTATAGACTTAGCAACAAGTGGTGTTTCCTCTCAAACACCTTTTAATTTTATACCTCATCCAGGAATGGCAGGAGCCACTTATTTTCTTGATTTATTAAATAGTAGTTGGGATGATAAACCTGAAGCTGAAAAAAAACAAGTCTTAGATAATATGCAAAAGGTTCAACAAGAAATGCAAGGAGTTCAAATGTATCCTGCTGGAGGCTACCTTAACTATCAAGATAGTTATAAAGGTTTTGGAGTAGGTCCTCAACTATATCAAGATAATAGTTACTTTAGATCTGTTATGCCTGATAATATTGAAAACATAGAAGAGCAGATTAACCAGCCAAGTGTATTTTCAGGAATTAATGATGTTCTTGGTGCTGTTAATCAAGGAGTTAGTCAAGCAACAGGATTACTAAGTCAGTTTGGTAATATGTCTGGAAATATGCCTCAAATAATGCCTGATATAAGTAATTGGCAAGCACCAGGTACTGCTCCAAAAACAAATGAGCAATTAAATTTTGAAAATAGTGATGCTTATTTAAATTGGCAAAATGACCAAAAATTAAAACAAGCAGGGTTATTTGATTCTTTTTATTCAAATCAAAATACTCAAACAGGTACAGGATTTATGGGAAATACTCCTACTGTTAAAACTGTTCCTTCTCCTAATAATTTTAATTGGAATATTAATACTCCTTTATTTAATCTTCCTACAGGTAAAAATGGAGGGTATTTAAAAAAATATCAAGATGGAGGAATGATGGATATGCTACCTGTAGGGTATCCTGAATATATTCATAAAAGTAATGTATTTCACGAAAACTATAATCCAGTTCCTAGAGTACACTTTAGTGATGATACTACTCCTTATGATATGGGAGTTAATCTAAATGATTTAGTTAATATGTATGGGGGAAGAGTTGGTAAATATCAATATGGTGGAATGATGCCTTTTTATTCCAGACAAAGAAGCCCTAGAGTATTTAATAGTAATGCTAATAGAGCTTCAGCAGCTGATTTAGAGTCAGCATATGCTAATGATTTTATGCATACAAAAGTAAGAAAAGATAGACAATCTTTTGAAGATGATAAAGTAGATTGGGGTTTTATGGATTGGGCTAAAGAACCTGTAGGTGCTTATTTAGGAATGATGAGCACTGTTCCAATTGTAGGAGATATTACAAAAGATATTGTAGGAGATTCATTTTTAACTAGAACAGGTGGTTATGCAGTAGGTAAAGGAGTAGGTAATGTAACAAGTGGTGCTGCAAAAATTATTGGAGGAGTTGCTACAGGAAATGTAGGAATGATTGGTAGTGGTGTTGGAAATGTAGGAGAAGGAGTAGGTAGTACTATTGGAACTTTTCAAGCTAAAGATGCATTATCTAATTATGATAAATCAGGATATGTTTCAGGTAATAGACTAGTTAGGTCTTCCCAAGACTTTGGAAATATGATGGATACTGCTTCAGGTTTATTTGGAAACATTAAAGGGGGAGTAGGAATGGTCAAAAATATGGGAGGAATGAAAGGTATGCTTGGCAACATGAAAGGAGGAGCAACAGGTATGAAAGGCTTTGGTAATGTTATGGGTAAACTAACAGGATTTGGGCAAGATGGTGGCTATATTGATTATGACTTTAATAATATAGAAGAGTATAAATATGGGGGCAAAGTTTCTCAAAAAATTAATAAAAAACAAAATAAAGCTGGTTGGTTAGACCAACTATAAACATATAAATTATGAAAGAATTATTATTACAAATAGCAGGAGTTAAAACGGAAGCTGAGTTTTACAAGAAGTTTCCAACACAAGAAGCTTTTTTTAAAGCATACCCTGAAGCTCAAGAAATTATTGCTCAATACCAACAACAAGAAATGATGGCTAATGCTCCAGAAAATTCTGAAGAGCAAATGATGGGTACTCAAGAAGAAATGGTAGCTCAAATGGCAATGGGAGGAATGATTAAGAGAAAAGATGGTTCTTATTCTAAAAGAGGGTTGTGGGACAATATAAGAGCTAATAAAGGTTCTGGTAAAAACCCTACAAAACAAATGTTAGAGCAAGCTAAAAAAATCCAAGCAGAAGAAATGATGTATGGCGGAATGGTTGATTCCTACTATAATGGAGGAGGAATAAACAACCCAGGATTTAAAGCTTTACCTAAATCTGTGCAAGAGAACATAATATCTAATATGGCTATGGGTGGTATGGTAGATGAGTATGGAAATGGAGGTTATACTGTAAGAAAAAGTAATGATAGAAAAGGTAAGACACATGTTGTTACTGGACCTGATGGTACTAAAAAATACTTTGGTGATCCTAATATGGGGGAAAGAAGCAAATCTAAATATGGTAAAGAAGCCTTTTATGCTAGACATAAAACTAATTTAAAAAACAATCCTTACTTTAGAGCTTATGCTAAGTCTACTTGGGCTGATGGTGGAATTATTCCTGAAATGGAAGAGTTAATGTTAGCTGGAGATTATTATAATATGGGAGGATATGTAGAATATCCTACACAATATTTTTTAGGAGGATTACTAGATGCACCAAAAGGTGCTCCACAAGATTTTCAAAATAACTCTATGTATCCTATGAATTACCCTGGTGGTGGAATGATAGCAGGGCCTATGATGGGTTATGAAGATAATGATTTTATGTATGCTATGGGAGGAGGAATTAATATCAACCCTGCTAATAAAGGTAAATTTACTGAATGGGCTGCTAGTAGAGGAATGGGAGTACAAGAGGCTGCTAATAAAGTAATGGCTAATAAAGATAAATATCCTACTAATGTAGTACAAATGGCTAACTTTGCTAGAAATGCTGCTAAGTGGAAAAAACAAGATGGTGGAGAAATAGATGCATTAGATACTTTGTATAATAGAATGCCAGTGCAAACAGAGTCTTATCAAGGTCAACCTGAACAAGTAGTATTACCTGATGGTACTATTCAATCTGTAAAAGCTACTCAATCTCATGAAAGTATGTCTGATAATGAAATTACAGATGTATTACCTACAGGCTCTCATATTCAAAGTTCAAGAAACAAATACACTCCAGCACAATATCAACAACTAATTGATATGTTTACTCCTGAAGTAGCAAAAGAAAGGATGATTCAAATAGAACAAATTACAAAAGGAAAAAATAAAAAAATATCTCCTGCTGAAATTTCTGAGTATGCTAAAAATAAATACCAAAAAGAATCAACACCTAATTCTTTTAATACTGATAAATTAAAAGAAAGTAATAAACAATCATTTGTAGATTTAAGTATGCAAATGAATGACTTAATAAAAGCTGGTAAAGAATTGGCTGAAGGGCAGATGCAATTACCTATGGAAAACCCTATGATGGCTTATGGGGGAATGATAAATAAATATCAAGATGGTACAGGGTTTACAGGAGTAAATCCTGATGTAGCTAAAATATTACCTTATATTACTTACAAAAAAGGTCAAAGACCTAGATTAAATTTACCAGAAAATTTATCTATAAATGATAGAATTAAACTTGCTGAACAAGCAAATATTTATGGTATAGGAAATGTAACTCAAACTATGAGTAAAAAATATCCTTCTTATGTTGAAGGATTTGATCCTTTAAAATATGAAGAAAGAATAGTTTTTGCTAAAGAAGGACCTAAGGGTTTAGAAAATCAATCTGAGTTAGATATAAGAAAAAAAGCTTTTAAATATTTAGGATACTCTGGAATAACAGATGATAAAACATTAAGTAATGCAGAATTGTTATATAATAATCCTAAAGCTAGAAAAGGTATTTATGAAAAATTTACAACATATTTACCTAAAGAAAAATATAGAAAAGTATTTGGAGATGATGAAAAATTTGGTATAGAGCATTATAATGCTTTGGGAAATTATGTAGAGCCTACACCAATAGCAGTCGCAGAAACTCCTCAAACTCCTGCAGAAAAAGCAGCTAATTTAGAATTAGCAAGGATTAATGCAGTAGCTGGTGCAAGACAAATGCCTATGCAAAATAGGTTTAATTATGGACTATTAGAAGGACAATTAGGAAGAGGTCTTGCAGCAAATGAAGCTTATACAAATGCAGCAATGGATTTAGATCCTTTATATATAATGGAAACTCCTGATACTTATATTAGAAGTAGAAAGAATGAAATTCCTATAGGAAACATTCTTTATAATATAGAAAGAGCTCAAAGAAATTCTGCAAATGCTTTAGCAGCACAAACAGGAGATTGGAGTACTTTAGCTAGTAATATTGCTAATGCAGGTGCTACAGCTATGAATCAAGTAGGAGATACTTTAAGTGCTTTAAATGCTCAAAATGTAGGACTTTATAACACAACACAAGGTCTTCAACAAAATTTATTAGGAGAAAATATAGATGTAAGAAATCAAAATCTTACAGCTGCTCAAAATTTAGCAAATCTTAAAAGAAACTTATTGGGTAAAAAAGCTGTTACAGATGCAGAGTTATATTCTGAATATGTTAAAAGTATGGGTGAAAATACTCAAAAAGAACAAAATCAAAAATTACAATTATTAAATATAATGGCTGCAAAACCAGATATGTTTAGAGGAGAGCAAGGACAAAGATTTGCTAATCAAATTATGGGTACTACAGGTTCTTTTAATAATCCTTTTGCAGGATCTCCATTAGACTTTCTTTTTAATAATATTAGTAGGTAACATTAAAATATATTAAATTATGGCACAAAGATTTTCACCAAATACTTCAGTAGCTGAACAAATCTTACTTAATCCTACTTTTGCTAATATAGACTTTGCAGATTTTCAAGGATTAGATATGAATCTAATTGACAGAAATGCTGAATATACTCAAAACATAGCTAATAAGAGATTTGAGGGAATGTTAGATGCTCAAGCTAAATTATTAGAAGAAATTAAATTACATAAAAAATTTGACTATCTTGAAAAGGATTTACAAAATAAATTAGCATCTGTTATAGATAATGCAGGTAATGTACAATTATCTGATAATGCTAATTTTAATAAATTAAATACTAATTTAATTTCATTAAAAGCTGATCCTCAATTAAAAAGAGCTGTATATTCTTCTGAACAAGCAAAAAAAATGCAAGAAATTTTACAAACTGATCCTACTCTTGAAAAAAGACTTTGGGATGCACCTGCAACAATTAACTATAAAAAATTTTTAAATGGAGAAACTAATGATTTTGAGTTAACTCCTATTTATAAAAATGTTGACTTATCATCATTTTGGTACGATGAGTTTTTTAAAGGATTACCTAAAACTCAACAAGAAAGTTTAAAAAAATATGGTCAATATGGTTTAATTCAAGCTAAAAAAGAAGGGTATGATATAGGAGATTTACAAGAAAAAATAGACAAATTTAAAAATTTTACAATTAAAAATAATCCTGAAATTGTATCTCATTTAGAAAGAAGAGGAAATTATGAAGCTACAATTAACCCAAATTTAAATAAAGATCAATTTATTGAAAATTATATAAATGAAAGTTTAAATGCTGCTGCAAGTAAAGTTGCTGGAGTAAGTAATACTATATCTAGTGTAGGAATGAATCCTAACCAAGCTGGAAGAATGCAACAACAAAGTTTAGATAATGCTGCAGGAATAAATTCTTCTCAAATTCCAAATGTTATTAAAAGGCAAGGATATACTTTATTAGATCAAAAAAATAAACCATTAGCTCAAGAAACACAAACTGCTTATGAAAATACTCTTAAAAAAACAGCTAGTGATGCTCTTAAAAATAAAGCTTTATTAGATCCATCAAAACTTAGTGCAGACCAAAGCACCCTTATTAGTTTAGGAACATTAGATTATGGAAAAACAAAACTTACTATAAATAATGACCAATCAATAACTGCAAGTGTTGCATATAAAATAGATTCAGAAAGTGAAGATGAGTCCGCAACAATTGTTACTCAAGATGTAATTTTATACCCTAAAATTTTAGATAATGTTCTTAAATCTATACAACCTACTTCTACTAATCAAGCAACTTCAAATACTCCAACAGTAAAATTAGGAATATAATATGAATAATTTACAAACACTTTATAATAAATTAAAAGCAGGAAATATTGAAGTTCCTGATTACAATACTTTTCAACAAAGGTATGGTAATCAAAAAGGTATGGAAAATTTACATGCAAAGTTAAGAGCAGGTAATATTGAAGTCCCAGAATTAAATGTATTTACTTCTAAATATTTAAATACTTCTACTAATCAAAATATTGTAGAACCTATTCAACCACAACCTAATGTTAATAAACCTATTGAAAAAGAAGAAGATTTAAATCCTTTTCAAAAAGCCAAAAATTTTATAAATAAATTAGCTTTTTCTAAAGAAGAAAAACCAGAAAATAATTCTCAAGAAATAATAGTCAAAGGTTTACAAGATTATAAAGTAAACCCAAACCAAAATAAACCTTCTACATTAAAACTTACTACTGCACAAGAATTATCTGAAGGATTTAAACCTGAAACAAGTCTTATTACTTCTGTATCAGACGTTTTTAGTAAATATAAGCCTAAATATAAAAAAAGTTATACAGATATAAATACAATATGGGAATCTCTTTTTTCTGAAGAAAAACCATTAACTAATGAAGATTTTATTAATAAAAATTTAAATAATAGATTAAATCAAATTACTTCTTCTACTTTATCTGGTAGACCAGAAGCTGTAAAAATATTAAAAGATGAATTAGAAAAATTAAAAAATATTGATGTTCAAAAAAATTTAGAAATAAATACAATTAAATCTAAAAATAAATCTAATAATTTACATAATTTAAGTCCTACTGAATCAATAAAAACAATTAATGTTTTACAAAATAGTATTTCAAGTTTAAAAGAAAAAAAGAAAAATTTACAAGAAGAAAATATTGTTGATAAAGTTCCTGCAGTTAATCCTATAAGTTATATTTCTAGTTTATATGCTGCTTATCAAAGAAAATCTGCAACTATAGAAGAACTTAATAGAAAAATTAAATTAGGTGAACAAGATTTATATTTTGCAAAAAATTTTAATGTAGATTTAAGTAAAACTTTAGCTACAATTCCAGAAAATGAAAGAATACAAACTGAAGCAGCTTTAGATCCAGAACTTAAAAATTTATTAAATTCAGCTAAAAAGTTAAAAGATTTGCAAGATGAAACTTCTATTACAGATTTAACTAAAGATTTAACAGGTAACAAATTTAAAAATATTAAAGTAAAAGGGGTTACTGCAGAAAAAAACTTAGAAAATTTATATAATGGAATTTCAGATAAAGCTAGGTTAAGAAAAGATTTATTAAATGAAACTTATAAAGATAATTTACAAGAGTTTATAGCTGCAAATAATTTTCAAAATCTTTTTAACGTAAATGATGAAAAATTTAATCAAATTATTGATAATTATGAACTTGTAAAACAAAATCCACAATCATTAAATAAATTTTTTAAAGATCCTACTGCTGCGGAAAAATTTAAATATATAGAAACAAATAATGATTTTCAAGAAATTATTAAAAATAATACATTAGCTAATACTATAAATGATGAAAGGGTTAATTATAGATTAGATAATTATTTACAAAATAAAAAAGATTCATTAAATTCTTTAAATTATCTTAAAGATTTAGGTGAAAATCAACAATTAGCAGAAGATTATTTAGAACAAAAAGCTCAAGAGTCAGGCATATTAAGTTTAGATAATGCTAAATTTTTAAAATCCCAATTGTTTGAAAAAGGAAACAGAATGAAACAATTTACTAAACAAATGTTAGGAAGTTTAGCTGTTTTAAGTGATTTTAATGAAGATGTTACAGAATGGGGAAGAAAATTAAAATATAGTGGAGATTTATGGAAAATGGTTAATGATCCTATAGATACACAAAGTTTGTCTCCTTTTTCTAATGCTAAATGGATACAGTTAAAAACAGTTAATAATAATGATTATGAAATAGCTGTTGATGAAAATAATAATGCTATAGATGTTAAATATAATAAATTTAGTATACCTGTTCAAGGACCAATAAAAGACCAAATTATAGATTATTATAATAAAAATAAAGATATATTATTAAAAAATGCAAAACCTATTACAGATTATGATGGAGGGTATACTGCAACTGCAGGTTATTTAGCATCTATAGTTGCAGATGAATTTGCAGAAGAAGGTCCTTCTTTAGCAGGAGAATTTGCAGCAGCTTATGCAACTAGAAATTTATTAGGAGCAGGCTTAACTTTAACAAGTAAAATTCCTAAATTAACTAATTGGGCTAATAGATTAAAAAATAGTGAAAAATTTATTAAAGGGTATAACAAAGTAAGTGGGTCTTTAATAGGATATACTTCTGTTATTGCTGAAATGGAACATGCTATAGACAAAAAATATAAAGAAGCAGGGTTAGATCCTAGTATATATAATGTTGGATTAACTGCTTTAGGCGTAGCAACAGTAGCTCAATATACTCCAACTATGGAAAAAACTTTTAGAAAGTTAGGAACAGATTTAGCAGAAGGTACTTTTACAAAAGAAGCTACAGATATTTTTATAAATGATATTCCAAAAATAGTTCCTTTAATTTCAGAAAATTTAAAAAATATTAAAAATAAAAAATTTAAAGATTATCTTCTTCAAAAAGAAGTTAGAAATTATGCTTTAGGAAGATTTTTAAATAATTCTATTAAAATTTTATCACCTAGTTTTCAAGGGGGAGCTGGAGAAGCTTTTGAAGAAACAGTTTTAGAACCTATTTCTCAAATTATAACTAATAATATTAATGCATCTTTAACAGGAAATGAGTTATATAATAAAGAAAGTTTAAAAGATTTAGGACTTTTAGATCCTTTAACTGCTACAATTTCTGCATTAGTAGGAGGAGGATTAACTTTTACAGGAAAAGGAATAGAAATGGCATTTGATAAGTCATCTATTCCAATAGATTCTTTGCAAGCCGCAATAAATAATCCTACTAAATTTAAATCTTTATTAAGTGCTTTTATAAATGACCAAAATGAATCTGGTAGAAATATAACTTCAGAGCAATATAATAATATTGTAAGTACTTTTGATAATTTAATAAATAATTATAATCAAACTAAACAAGATTTTAATTTAACTTCTGATTTTATTTCTCAAACTGATTTAGATAATCCTGTAATACAAAATACTTTAAAAACTTTAAAATTAAATTCTGAAGCTTTTAATACAATTAATGGAACTAAAACTTTAAGTAATATTATTTTAAATAATGAATTAATTAATTCAAAAAAAGAAAAAAATATTCAATTATTAACAGAAAGTATTGGTATTCCTGATAATAATAATGCTAAAAGTATTACTCCTTTTTTAGATAAAAATGGTTTATTTGATTTTAATAAATATTCTGAAATAACAGGAGATACTAATATAGACCCTGAAACAAGTAAAATAATTACAAATTATAACACTGCCCAAGCTGAAAACTTAAAGTTAAAAAATACATTAAATTTATTTAGTAAAAATTTTGCAGGGATTCAAAGTACATATTTAAATAATTATCAAGATATTATAACAGATAACCCTGATTTAACTAGTCCAGAATTATCTTTTTTTAATAATATTTTAAAAAATAAATTATATAATCAAAGTATTAATAATCAAAGAATTGCTCAAATTGAACAAGAATTAAGTGAATTTGAAACTGTTGAAAAAGATAAAACTTTAAAAAATGAATTAACACAACTAAAACAAACTAATAGTAATATTCAAACAGAAATAGATTATATTACTTCTACATATAAAAAAGGGTATTTAGAAACTCAAAATAATCTTTCTGCCTTAGAACAAGAATATATTTATGCTAAAGGATCTGTAGATAATTTATTAGAAAGTTATATTACTTCTGATGCAGATACTTTAACAGAAAAAGATGAACAAGAATTAAATAAATTAATTGCTGTAAAATCTCAAAAGTTAAGTAATTTAATTAACGCATTTAAAAATGCTAACAAAAAATATAATAATGGTATTAATGTTAAAACTTTAAGAAACAAAGTTTTAGAAACTAAAAGTAAAGAAGGGGGATCTTATAATGTAATTACTGATAAAGATTTTCAAGAAGATTTAAAAAAAGAAATTAAAGGTAACAAAGATTCTTTACAAAAAATTAAAAGATATAAATATTTACTTAATAAATTTAAAACTTCTTCTTTAACTCCAGAAGAATTAAATGAGTTTAGAAAATTTAATAAAACTTATGATGAACAACAAGTTTTAAAAACAGTTCTTCCTTATTTTGTTTCATTAACTAAAGAAGAAATAGAAATAAGATTAAGCAATAATACAGATTTAACTTTAGCATTATTTAATAATTTAGTTAATTTAGGATATATTAATTTTAATAGATTGGGTAAAAATATTAATCCTGAATTAATGTTAACTAAAGTACAAAATGCTTTAATAGAATTAAACCATAATATTGCATTAATAAATAGTGATAGAATTAATGAAATAAAATTATTTTCTAAACAAAATGGTGCTTTATATGTTAATACTTTAATAGATAAAATTGAATTAAATAATAAAAAAGAATCTATTCCTACAGAAGAATCTGCTGTTGCTATAGAATCAGATCTTCCATTAACAAATTCAGAGTTTTTTGAAAATATAAAAAAACCTGTTATTAAAGCTACTTCTAAACAACAAGAAACTTTAGATTTAATAGAAAAAAATACTATTAAAAGAAGTAATTTATCTGAAGATAGTATTACAGATAATTTTTATATTATTAATGATAAATTATATAAAGTAGTTACTACAGTAGAAGAAAAAGAAACTTTTTCAGAAGATTTAACTGCAGAAAATAATGTAAATAATTTTTTAGATAATGTAGGAAAAATTATTTTTGGAAATAATAATATTAATGAAACTCATAAAGAAGAAATATTTAACACTTTAATAAATACTTTTGCTAATAAAAATGTAGAAATATTTATTAATAAAGAAAGTTATAATAGATTATTTAATTTTTTAGTAACACAAAGAAATAATTTAGTTTCTCAAGGTTATATTTTTATTACAGATGAAAGAATTCTTTATAGTAAATATGATGGTACAAATTTTACACAAAACAATCCTGTAGTAATGCCTGATAATACTGTTGGTATTGCAGGTATTATGGGTATAATAGGTATTAATCCTAATGGAACAGTAGATATTTTTGATTTAAAAACTATTTCTAAAAATAATAATTCTTATAAACAAACAAAATGGCCTACACAATTAGGAATTTATAAAACTATTTTAGAAAAAATACCTAGTATTAAAGTAGATAATTTAAAAGTTTTTAAATCAGCAGTTGGATATAATATATTTAATTTAGGAAATAAAATTGCTAATTTAAATTTTAAAGTAAATAGTTTAGAAAATATTAATTTTAGTCAACCAATAAAAGAAATAGTTAATAAGTATTTAAATATTCCTAGTTTAGTTTTAACAGAACCTATACCAGACACTAATATACCTTTAGATAATGTATTAACTCCAAATACTGAAGTTGATATAGAAGGATTACCTTTAGAACAAGATATTCAAGGTATAGAAGACGAAATGATTGGAGATTTTTTAAGTTATTCTTTTGGCCCAGATGAAGTAGGATTTGAATATGACCCTAATGATTACCCTTTTATTGAAAGTGAACCTATAATAACAGAAGAATCTTTAATACCTCAAGAACAAACTTTTGTTACAGATGCTAAAGCTGATATAGAAAGAAGAAGGCAGGAAAGTATAAATGCTATTAAACAAAGGCCAAATGAAACTTTGTTTACAGCTCCTTATTATAAAAAAGGATATAATTTTAAACAACTTCCGACAGATTCAACTATGAGAACTGAAGCTGAGGAGAAGGAATATTATGAAATATTATCAAAAAATAATACATTAACTGATGTATCTATTCAAGTTAAAACTAGAGAAGAAGCAGAAAAATTAATCAATGCTAAATATGATGCAGAATTAGCTGCTTTAGAAGGTCAAACTCCTGCAGAATTTATTGTAGAACCTACTGCAGAAGAAAGTGCAAAAGAAACTAGTACTCAATTTATTAGTATAGAAGCTAATAAAACAAATTTTCAAACTAATAATATTGAATATGCAGATGAACCAAATCCTAATATTTCAAGTTTAAAACAATATACTCAAGTTAAATATACTGTTTTTACAGATCCTGAAACAAATCAATTAAATTATCAAGTAGAAATTTTTAATAATCAAGATTTAAACAAATTATTTAAAGATTCAAAAACTAATGTTAAAAAAACATTTACTAAACAAGAATTAAAAAATGAATTTAATAAACAAGGATTATTTTTTACTGAAAAAATATTAGATAATCAAACTAATTTATTATTAACTTCTAAAAAAGAAACAATTCCTTCTTATATATTTAATAATGTTTTAAGTCAACAAACTATTAAAATTTCTGATACTATTAATAGTACAAATTATCAAAGTTTAATTGATAAACCAGGAGAAATAGTTTTATTAGATATTAAAAATGATTATACTGATAAATTAAATAAAGACACTGAAGCTAAATTTAGAAAAAATGCTAGTTTAGGAATAGTAGTAGATAATAAATTAGTTGCAGTTATTCCTGCATTAACAAATAATCAAAAAGATGCACAAATTAGAAATCAATTAACTATTACAAAAGGAGATGAAGGGTATATTGTTCAACCTCTTCCAATTAAAATAGATAAAATAATGCCTGGAGCTATGATTTTTAATCAAGAAAAACAACCTTTAAAAAACTTTATATCTAATTTACCTAAAGGTAAACCTACTGTAGCTTTTGTAAATAAATCTAATAATACTAAAAATTTATTTGATCCTATAACTAAAAAAAATGTACCTATTTCTGCATCTAATTTAACAATAGGGGGAGTTTATTTAATTATAGAAAACCCTAACCAAAATCCTGTTATTATACCTTTAAATACTCCTACTTTACAAGAATATTTAAATAGTTTACAACTTGAAAATTTAGAAGAAGAAATTAATTTATTAAAAATTAACTTAAATAATTTGCTTAAATTTGACCAAACTAAATCTTTAGAGCAAAATTATACTAGTTTTGTAACACAATTAAATCAATTAGTTACTCAATTTCCTGATGAAGAATTTTTAACTCAATTATTTAGTGTTATTCCAAAAACAATTATTTCTACAGATATTAGCAGTTCTCAATTAATTAAATTTGAAAAATTAAGAGCAAATTTTGATATAGATTCTTTATTTAATTATTTATTAAATACATTAATTAATTTAAATGAAAATACTTTAAATTTGTATACTGTAGATGTAGATGCAACGAACTTATATGCAGATAATAATGTTATTTATAGTGTAATTACACCTACAACTACTAAAGATGTAATTACACCTCCTATTAATAATACTTCAAACTTTTTAAAATTTTATAACAATAATAAAATTTGTTAAAAAAAATATATTTAAATATACACTATGGCTTTTTGTTTTATTAATCCTTATCCTTCTGAAGTTTCTCAAGATGAATTTCTTTTAATATTAAATGCAAATAATTTATATGACCAGTTTATGAGTCATTTAAGTAATAATGATGATTTATCAGATTTTTTAAATAATAATCAAAGTATTTTTAATCAAGGCATTGAAGATGTTAAAGGTTTAAGAAAATTTATAAAAGGGCAAATGAAACCATTAGATGGGTTAGACAATAATAAAATTATTAATTATTATATTAATAATAATGTTGACACTAATGTTTTAAAAATTTTAGATAAACAATTTGTTGACATATATTATAATAATTTTAATAATATTAAAAAATCTTTTAATGAATTAGTTAATATAAATGATTTATTTAAATCATCTTTTGATGACTTTATTGATGGTAAATCTAATAATATTTTAATTGCTTTTTTTGGAAATTTAGTTGGATTAAAACTTAATAAACAAGCAGAATTAGATTCAAATACAAATGAAGAAGGAAATACTCTTACAGAATATGAAAAAGAATTTAATGAAAATTTAATTAATTATATTAATAGTTTAGGTATTTTACCAAATAGTTCTAAACCTTTAATTTCAGCATATAACTTAAAAAACAATGTTAGATTAAAAGAGTTAATTAAATTTTTAGGTAGAGATGGGTTATTTACTTTAAATGATAAAATTATTACTGATAATAATAATGATATAGAAAATTTAGAAAACAATATTCAAATTTATGAAAAAGATCCTTTAACAGAAAATCCTTCAAATAAAATATCTGGAAGATTAAAATTAATGTTAAGAGGTATTCCTTTATATGATATAAATAATAAACCTATAAAAATAGAAAATGTTCCCCAATTTTGGAAACCAGAACATTTAATTTTTGCATTATTAAAATTTGTTTCAAATAAAAATGTACATAATAATTCTTTAGATGAAATATTACAAAAATTAGAAAAATTAAGTAAAATTGAAAATAATAATTTATCTAAACCTGCTCAAACTTTTTTAGAAAGATTAAAAACTACTCATGATAATATACAAAATTCAGATAATTCTACATTAGATATTTATACAGATTTATATCTATACATGCAACAATCTTTTGTAGGCATTACAATTTTAGAAGAAAAATTTGATGAAATAAGTTCTGAATTAGATTATAAATTAGTAGATAAAACTAGTTATGATAATTTTAATTATTTAAAACAATTAGAAGATTTAGCCAATGCTTTAAAATCTAATCAATTATTAAAAAATAATTTTGATGTTAATGGAGACTTAGGGTTAAATAATAATGAAAATATTAATGCATTAACAGATAAATTAACAGAAATATTATCACCTAGTGTATTAATTAATAAAGAAGTACTCTATAATAGATTATTTAATAATCTAAAAAAAGAAATTACTCCTACAAAAAAGATTCAAAATTTAGTAGGATTTTTAAAAAATATTATTCAATTAGATGAAACTTTAAATTCTAATTTTGCAACTCAAGTTTACAATGTAAATAATGATACTATTTTTCCTGTAATTAGTCCTTCAGAATTATCTGAAGAAATAAGTTTAATTAATAACAGTATTCTTCAAGTTGAAAATAATGTTCCATATGAAAATACAGATTTTTTTAAAAAATTTGGAACAGACATTGTAGGACAGTCTTTGTGGGCAGATTATATAAAAAATAAAGGTAATAAATTAAAAGTATCTATTTTTACTGCTTATAAAAATACAACAACTAGTAATGAATTTTTTAATTTTACTAGAAAAGAAATTTTAGCAAATTTATTTAATATAAATAATACTCCTAATACTATTCACACTCCAATTCTATCAGATAAAAGTAATATTTATTTAATTAATAATTATTCTTATAGAACTAAAACTGGTAATTTTTTTGGAGGATTAAATACTTTTGATACTGAAAATGCTCCTTTTTTTAATTATATTATGAGTTTTTTAAAAATTGATAATGAATTAAATAAAAAAATAAATGAAAATAATATTTCTATTGGCAAAAATATAGATGCAGCTTTTAAAAAACAATCTTTATTTTTATTTAACCCTGAATATTATGGAGTACGCACAAATGAAAATGTTTTAAACCTTTATAATACTTATATATCTGCAGATAGCACTATTCAAGAAAAAACTGAAGCTAAGTTAGAATTAATTGATATTATTAATCAAGTTTATGCTAAATTAGAAAATAGTTTTTTACAAGAATTTATTGATAATGGGTTAATTCAAATAAACCCTAAAACAGATTTATATGAAATAGCTGAAAATTCTTTACTTAGTAAATCTAATTATCCTAATAGTACAGAAGCATCAGATAAATTAATTGATGATATTAAAAAAGCAGCTATAAACTCTTATATTTTAACTACTCATCTTTCTTTATTAACTAATGGACATCCTGCATTTTTTAAAATTAATGATGAGCAAAAAAGAACTAAAGCTATTGTAGCAGATAGTAAAAAAGTAAATTTATCTGCAACATATAAAGGAAAACCTATATTAATAGATAATGTTAATAGAAGGGTTATTCTTAAAGATGTAAAAAGAACTAATACAAATCTTGCTTTAATTGAATTAACTTTAGAAGAATTAAGAGCCCAAGGAATAAAAAGTTCTAAAAAATTAAATAAAAAAATGGCTAAAATATTTAGTAATGCAACTCTAGTAGATGGTACAAAAGTATTTAGCTTAGATGCAAATAAAATAATTGAAAATGAAAATAAATTTTTAGAAGAAACTAAAGGCTTACAAGAAGAGTTAAAAACTATTAAAGATAAAAGTTCTAAACAATATACAGAATTAAATAATCAAATAGATAATTTAAAAGATAAATATCTTAAATTACAAAAAGAAATAGACTTTGCTGAGTCTGAATTAATTAATACAACAGATGCTTCATCTGTAACCTCTTTAGATTTTTCTAGAAAATATCATGTAGGATTAAATATGTATTCTGATGAACAAGAAGAATTTTATGAAGCAGAAAAAAAAGGAAGTGTTTTAAAGAAATTTACAACAAATAATTTTAAAATTATTAAAAATATTGTTTATACTAAATTAAAAAGAAATGATATAAGGACTTCTTATATGGAAAAAACTTCTACAGATAATTTTACTGCACAAAGAGTTTTTATAGGAGATACTCCTGATTTATACCAAGCTATGATAGGAAAAATGTTTGGATATAATTTTGATGAAAAAAATAAATCTTGGAGTGTTAATTCTAATAATGCTATTATAGATAAAATAGTATATGAAAGTGCAGTTAAAGCAGAAGTTCCTACTCAAGAAAATGGAGAAACTATTATTATAGATTTAGAACAATTTTTACAAGACAATAATATTACAAGTTTAGAAGATGTAAACAATTTTACTTTTGATAATGTTTTTAAAGATAATCATATAATTGATGTAACTATTACAGAAGATAGATTACAAGTAGAAACTCCAGAACATTTAGAAGCTCAAGGAGATTTTGGGTCTCAAATAGATTCTTTAATTAATAATGCTATTAATAAAGAAGATAGTTATAAAATAGGAAATAAAGTATATAATGGCATAGAATTAACTACATTATTAAATGATTTAAAAAAAGCTGTAATTGATATTGGAATTAAAAATTTAAAAGAAAGATATAATAAAAATTCTTTAAATTCTATATATGAATTAATTTCTGAATTATATGAAGATAGAGATTTTTTAAATATAGAAACTTTAACTCTTGAAAAAATTCCTGAATTAATAAAAAATCCTCAATTTGGTTTAGCATTAGTTCCTAAATTACAATCTCAAATTAAAAAAAATGTTGTAAAAACTAAAATGAATACTTTTCAATTATTTAATGGCGTAATTGGACATAGTGATGCTTTACAAATATTAATTGAAACAGACAAAGATAAAGATGGCAATGAATTTAAAAAAATAATATTTGAAGTTGCAATGCCTGCAATTAGTGAAGATATATACAATGCTGCTTTTAATTCTGAAACAGGAGAGTTAGATGTAAATTTGTTACCTAAAGAACTTAAAGACATGATTACATATAGAATTCCTACAGAAGCTATATATTCAATGTTTGTTATTAGAATTAAAAAATTATTGCATCCATCTGCAGGTCCTATTATTTATATGCCTATAGGTACAACTACTATAGCAGGTTTTGATATGGATATTGATAAAATGTTTGGTATATTAAAAAATTATATATTAGATAAAAATAAAAAAATTAAAATTATTCCTTATTCTTTAGAACAAGATAATAATACTAATTTTAAAGAATGGTTAAAAGAAAATATTTTTTTAGAAGATCAAGCTGAATTAATTACTTTTTTTGAACAAAAAACTGATTTAATAGAAAAAAATAAAGAACTACTAAATACTAATGAAGAGTTAAAATCTGCATTAAAAAGAAAAAATGAAATATTAAAAAATATTAAAGATACTTTAGTAGCTAATTATAATTTAACAGGAAAAGATTTATCTACAAATATATATATTCAATTAAAAGATAATGAAGAATATTTTATTTTAAAAGAAGAAATAGAAAAGATTAATAATTCTAAGGAGTTTAAAGATATAGACGTATTAAAAAGAGATTTTCAAGAAATAGATGCTAATATTCAAGCTATTGAAAAACCCTATAAAGACCAATGGAAACAGTTAAGTATAACTCAACAAATGAGTTCTAAACAATTGCAAAATTTATATTTTGATATTTTATTAAATACTATATCTAATTTTAAAAATATAGATACTTATTTAACAGGAAATAATTTTGATAGATTAGATACTATTAATATTGACAATGAAGAAAAGAAAATTAAAAGTAATAAAAAATATGCTGATGAAGTTGCATTAAATAAAAAATTTCCTTATAAAGATAAAAATATTTTAAATAATGTAAATACTTTTATGGCTATAATGTCAGGAGCACAAAATATTGGACCTACAGCTGTAATGAATCAATTTTTAGCTACTTTAAAATTTTTAAATAATTTTAATGCAAACACTTCTTTTGGAATTAATTTTAACAATAATATAAGTATTATTTCTAATAATCAAAAAGATAATTTTAATTTATTTTTAGGGTTAAACAATATGCAAACTAAATCAGGGTTAACTGCTGCTTTAGCAAATGCTGTATTGTTAGCCCAGGCTGTAGATAATATTAAAAAAGACTTATCAGTGCCTTTAAATTTACATAAAAATTTAATGGGATTAAGAGGATTACTTTATATGATAGGTTTGGATGAAATTGTAGTAGATAGATTATTTACTGATATACCATTAGTAGATAAAATTATTAAAGAAAATATTGCAAATGGAAATATAAATAAATTTCAAAATAATATTTTTAATGTTCCTAATATTATAGATCAAACTGGAAATAATTTAGTTACACAATATAAAGATGAAGATACTGGTCAAATTAATTATATTATAAATTTAGAAAATATAAATAAATCTTATAATCCTGATAAACCTATTTTAGAGTTATTTAGTAATAATTTAGAAGAAGAAGATATTGTTAAATTTTTAGCTGTTATGTTAGAATCAGCAAATCAATTAACAGATCTTATTTTAATTTCATCTAACTTTTATAAAGGATTTGGAAAGAATTTTCAAGATTTAGCTAATAATTTTTTGAGGACTAAGGATTTATTAAATAAAAATAATAATTCTTCATATCTAGGAGATTTAAGTAATAATTTAACTTTAAACTTAGAAAATAGTTTTATTGAATATAAATTAGAAAATTTATTAGAAATTACAAGTGAAATTTATAAATTATTTTCTATTGATTTAACTGATGTAAATTATCAAAATTTAATTCAAATATTAAAACAACAATCCCCTTTCTTAGCTAGACCTGCAAATAGTGGATATTTATTTAGAGCCAATTTAAGTATGAATTTGTATTTAAATTTAATAAATGATTTAGGATCTATTGAAAATTTAAGACAAGTTTATTATACAGAAGTTCAAATTTTACAACAACTTTTTAGTGCAAACAAAATAGTACAAGAAAGTTTTAATTATGAATATGCTATTGCTCCAAATCAAAATAAAAATTTAGCAGATTTAAAAAGTATTATTAGGTTTGTACCTACTACTCCTTTCTTTTTTGAAAGTAGTATAGATGCAAAAAACTTTAAAGATACTTTTCCTTTTGATATACAATTTAATGGGCAAACAGAACAAATTAATACAACTAATACTCCTACAAAAATAATAAATATATTTTCTACAGATTATCAAACAAAATATACTACTACTTTAGAAGGACCTATTACAGAAGATAAAATTTTTACAGCAGGTGACATAGCAAAAAAATTATTTTTTGTAAATATGGTACAATCTGCTTTATTTCCCGGAAAAATTAAAAAAGGTAGAAGTAATATGTTTGAAATGTTATTTTTAGATAATACTCTTTTACAAAATAATATTTTATATACTAATAATAATTACAATAATTTACTAACAAATCAAGCAGTTTTATTAGATGATAAAAATATAGATAATATTAATGCTTTAATTGCTTTTTTAATTGTTAATAATCCTGATTTTTTTAATAGTCAAATAAATTATAATTTTAATCAAATTAAATATAAAGAAACTAGAGATTATTTATTAGCTAATTTTTTTATTACTCCTACAACTTTAAATTTAGGGTCAAAAGGCACATTAACAAATGTTATTAATATTAATAAAAGTTTAATTCCTGTCACTTCTAATCCAAAATTTGAAGAAAATAATAAACGACAAATTAATTATCTCTTAAAAAATAAATTTATATTAATACCTAGTAAAGTAGGAAATAATATAATGTTATTTCAACAAGTTTATAGATTAGATGATACTTATTATTATAAAAATTTAGGAATAATTAATTATGATGGAATAGATGCTACTAAATATTCTAGTAAATTTAATAATATTGCATTTAATTTATTGCAACCTTTATTAATGAATAATAAAATAGAAACTGATGCTTTTATAAGAGAACCTGTTATAACACCAATTACTACAGAGAATCAAAATAAAAATATTAAATATGAATTATTTCCTGAAATATATGCTAATCAAGGTCAAAGGGAAGCTATTGATAAAGTAGAAGAATTTTTAAGTAGTACTGATGATGAATTTTTATTAAAAGGTAGAGGGGGTACGGGTAAAACTACTATTATTAAAAAAGCTATTAGTACATTACCCAAAAAAGAAGTAATAGGTGCAGCAGTTGCATATGAAGCTAAAGAAGTCCTTCAAGAAAATATGCCAGGATATAAAACTTTTACTATAGCATCATTATTAGGGTTAATTCCTGATTATAATAGTAAAACTGGACAATTGTTTTTTAGAGAAAGAAATTCAGAAGAAAATAATATTTTTGAAATAATGGGAAAAAAAGATCCTATTGAAACAGCAAAATATATTATAATTGATGAAGCATCTATGATAAGTGATTATTTATATGATAAAATCTTAAAGAAAAAACAAGCAAATGCTAAAATAATTTTTATGGGAGATAATGTTCAAATTCCTCCTATTGATGATTCTGGAGATAGCAAAGATTCTCCTATATGGAAACTTACTGATACTAAAAACTTTGCTGAACTTACTGAAAGAATGAGACAAGGAGCTGAAAGTCCTATATTGCCTATTACAGATTTATATGCAGAAAATGTAGAAAATATACAAAATAATAGACCTAGTATAGTTAATCCTTTAACTATAAGAAAAAATAAATTTATTAATAATGAAGGAGTTCTTTATTTAGCAAATAAAGATGAAATGGTAAATCAGTTTATTAATGAAATTAAAGATACTGATAATACAAAACAAGCTATTATTATAGGTGCTAGAAATGAAGTTATAGATAATTTTAATAATTTAGTGAGAGAAAAATTATTTAATACTGATGAACCTTTTGTAGTTGGAGATTTTATTAGAGTAAATAGTCCTTATGTTGTTGACAAAGCAGTTGTATTGCCTAATGGTTTTAAAGGTAAAATTACAAAAGTAATTCCTGTTAATGTTCCAGATGTTGAATTTACTACTTATGAACTTACTGTTAACCATGAAAAAATTGATGAAAATGGTTCTAAAATTATAGCTTCTAAAACATTTACTACAATAAATCCTAAAGAAAAAAACTTATTTAAAAATATTCTTAGCAAATTAGCAGTTAAAGCAAAATCTTTTCCTAAAGGAAGTAAAGATGCTAAAAATGCTTGGGCTCAATTTTATGATTTAAAAGAAAAAATAGTAGATATAGGATATGGGTATGCTATAACTTCTCATAAAGTACAAGGTAGTACTTATAATTCTATTTATGTAATAGAAAATGATATTATGAGTTTTCCTGGAGGAACAGAGCAAATAAATAGAATGATGTATACTGCAGTATCAAGACCTAAAAATAAGTTAATTATCTATAATCCTACTGAATCTATAACTACTCAACCATCTACTAGTGTTGAACCTAAAATAGATAGTTCTAAAAAGATTAATATTTATGCAGGTACAGGAGAAAATGCTGAGTTAAGTAACTTTGCTAAAAGACCTTTTACTTTACAAGGTGTAGAGTATGATAATGTAGAACAGTATTTTCAATTGCAAAAGTTTCAAACCGCAGGAGTATTAGAATTTGATTATGATGCTAAAAATGCTCAAGAAATTAGTAATAAAATAAATGAAATAGCAACTAAAATTGCTAATACTAAAAGTGGAGCTGAAGCTAAAAAATTAGGTGGAACAAGAATAGCAGAAACTACTTTAAATGAAGAATTTTGGAATAAAATTAATTCTTCCGAAATGAAAAAAGCTATTAAAGCTTCTTTTGAACAAAATCCAGCTGCATTACAAAAACTTTTAGCTACAGGAAATGCTGAACTTACACATACACAAGAATCTCCTAAATCTAAATGGAGAACAGAGTTTCCTAAATTACTTATGGAAGTAAGAGAAGAATTAAAATCTCAACAACCATCTACTCAACCTACTGAAGAAGATTTTAGTTCAGTACCTCCTTGCGTAAATTAAAATTAATTAAACCATAAAAATTTATAAATATGTTAATAACACCAAAAACTATAGAACTATTAAACTATAGAATTAATCAAGAACAAAAATCCTCTAAAGAATACGAGCAAATGTATTTATGGCTTAAAGATAAAGCTTACTTTAATGCTGCACAACTTTGGAAAAAAAATTATGAAGATGAGTTAAACCATGCTTCTTGGGCTAAAGATTACTTATTATCTTTTAATGTAATGCCTGAGTTAGATAGTATTCCAGAACCTCCAAATATGTTTGAATCTTTTGAAGAAATAGTAAATAAAACATTAGAGATTGAAACTGAGACTACTATGCAATGTAGAGCTTTAGCTAAACATGCTTTAGATGAAGGAGATTATAATTTATTAACATTAGCTAATAAATTTAATGAAGAACAAGTTGAAGAGTTAAATAGTGTTTATGACTTATTAAACATTCTTAAACTAAGTTCTGATAAACTTATTATTGAATTATATATTAAGGAAAATATCTTAGAAAATTAATAATTTTTCCTTATATTTACCCATTACAATTAAATTAACTATATGAGTAAGTGTACTTTTGGTTATATTGAAAACCAATTTAGACAAACTGATCCTGAAAAAGCGGATTATTTTAATAATCTTTCTTTAGACACTTGGTCTAAATTAAAAAATTCTGGATTATTTAAAGAAAAAACAGAAGGTACTAAAAAACTTTTATATCTTAATAATCCTAATACTAAAAAAAGACAAAATCAAGACGCATTAATTAAAGAAATTAATGAAGAATTAGATGCTCCTATTGTTAATATAAGTAATAAAAACTTTATTACAGTAGATACTAGCCCTTTATTTAATGTACCTACTGAAGATAAATTTTTTATTCAGTATATTAAAGAAGAAGCCCTTAAAAATAATATAGATCTTACAAAAGATAATTGTAAATAAACTAAATATATGTCATTAGCCTGCGATTTAAATATAAATATTGCCAAAAGAGGTATTTTAAAAGGAATTTCTAATAAATATATTCCTGAAGAATATGAAAATAATCAATCTGATTTTAAAGATGATGAATTACAAATACCACTTAAAGGTAAAAATAAAGCTGAAGTAACAGAAATATTTAAACCTATTTTATCAACTATAGAAAAAGACTATAAAGGTAATATAAAAGCCGAAATAGTTAAAAATTCTATACTTGATCCTTTTTATATAAAATTTAATGTTAATAGAGATTATATTCTTGACCAGTTACAACTAACTGTAAAAAATATAAATGAACTTCAAACTCAAGAAACTATTGATACTAAAATTGTAGACCCTTTATTAAATGTACAAAGAGGGCTTACAGATCCCTTAATTAGACAAAAATATTTTTCTGAAGGAGATACTACTACTGATAAAGAAATATTAACTAAAATTGCAAATTCTAGTCATCCTTTAAATCAATTAGCTAAACATTTAATTAAATATGCAAAAGGAGTTCCTATTAGATTAGTTCCTGAAATTATATCAATTGATCCTAAAACAAATGAAGAAAAAAATTCAGCAGGACTTTATAAACAAATAGATTTATTTACTGAAGAAATTCAAATTAATGAGTTTATAAGATTTAGAGAAATGGGTGTTGAACCTACTATTATACATGAAATTTTACATGCTTTATCTGTAACTTGGCTTAATAATATAAATCAAAAAGATCCTTTATATTTAGAATTTAAAAAATATTATAATGAGGCTTTACAAAATAAAGAATTACAAAGTTTAGATGAAACTGATGGATATGGCTTAACAAATGAAAGAGAATTTTTAGTAGCATTATTTACAGATGCAAAATTAATTAATAAATTAAGAGAAATCCCTGCATCTGAACCTACTAAATATAAAAACAAATTAGAAGAAGTATACAATTTTATTTTATCATTATTTAAAATTAAAGAAAATAGTTCTATTTATTCAGAAGCATTTGCAGTTGCCTCAAATATTATTGAAGAACAATTTGATTTAGAAAATAAATATTTTGATAATTTAAATCCTTATGGTACTGATTTATTTGAAAACTATAATTTAGCAGAAAGTTTTAATAGTGGTTTAGAAAATTATAAACCTAGTGAGTTAAAAGTAAGTATTGAAACAAAACCAGAAGTTAAAGAATTAAAAACAACTTTAATTCCAGATAATATTGAGGAACAATTTGCAGAAGCTAAAAAATTAGAAAATAAAACTCCTGAAAATAATGAAGAGTTTAATAAAAAGATTTTATACTCTTTAATATTACCTAATATTGGTTATGATAGATTTTTAAATGTGTTTTCTCAAACAAATCCTGAAGAGTTTAATAAATATAGACAAGAAAAAATTAAAAAAATTATTGATAGTTTTGTTAAAAAATTTGGTATAACTGTTGAAACTATAAACCAATATCAAGATAGATATGCAATAGTTAATAATAAAACTATTTCTTATAATGGTGTAGCAAATTTAGCAAACAAAACTATTAAGTATTTAGATGGAGATAATAATGCTTTGACAGAAGAAATAGCTCACTTTATGGTAGCTATGTTGGATAAAAATGGTCCAGAATACTTAGCATTAAAAAACTATATTATTCAAACTCCAGAATACCAAGTATATTATGATTCTTATTTAGAAGTTTATAATGGAGATGTAGATAAAACTGAAGAAGAAATAATGGGTAAAGTAGTCTCAAATTCTTTATTAGGAATTTATGAACAAACTCCATTATCTTTAAAAAGTATTATTAAACAAATATTTAATAAACTTAAAGAGTTTTTAACTCCTCAATATAAAAGAGAATTTACTAAGGCTTTAGATAATATTAATCATTTATTTTTTACTGAAAACTTTGATACAGCTTTTAATGAAGCTAATATAACTTTTGATGAGTTTTATCAATTAGAGTTTTTAAATAATAGTATTAAAGACAAAATACAATTTACTAAAACTTCTAATCAAATTTTAAAAACTTTTGAAACTAATTTACAACGTCAAAAAAATAAATTTATTCAAAGTAAACAAACAGATTTAGTAAAAAGAACAGATACATTAATAAAAATTTTAAATTCAGAAGATACTAACTTAGATAAAGCTGAAGTATTAAAAAACTTTATTGAATTATCTGCAATACAATTACAAAGAGTTAAAAATGATTTTATAAATTTTACAGAAAGTGGAGTTATTAGAGATTTAGAAGAAAAAGATTTTTCTAAATTAAGTAGAGAAGAACAAGAAGCACAAACAAGTGAAAGTAGAGTAAATAACTTAAATTATATAGCTTCTGCTATTAGTACAGTACAAAGTTTATATTCTTTTATTGAATTAATAGAAGAAAATTTTAATGTTATAAATAGAGATTTACAATCTTTAAAAAGTTTTAAAGAAATAATAAAAAATTTACCAGATACTCAAGAAAATAGTTCTTTTAAAGAAATTTTTAATCTTATTTCTAATGATGATGAAAAAAATTCAATTAAAAATTTAAAAAACACTTATAAAAAAATATCTCAAGATCTTTTAAAAGTTGTATTTAATGCATTAAGTACTGCTGAACAAAAAAAGTTTTTAGAAATTACAAATCAAACTGAGGTTGCTCCTAACATAGATTTTGTTAATGATAAAATAACTGAAATAAATTATTTAAGTACAGTAAAAGATTATTTTGTAGGTAAGTTTAATAATGCTTATAAAGCTGCTAGAACTAATTTAATGCCTTTATCTTTTCAATCAGATATTTTTTTAGTTAGCATTGATAATGCAAATGCAGCTATTAGACAAATAATGTTAATGCGAACTACAAAAGATGTTTATGAATTTGATTTATTGCAAACAGATTTACAAGTATTAGGGGATTATGATCAAACATTTATATTTGAAAAAAACGATAAAAAAGAAATTGAGTTTAAATTATTACAAAAATATAGTTATTCTAAATTTGGAAATTCATTAGTTAATAAAATTATTACTAAACATTTACTTCCTTTAATTCAATCTAATTTTTCAAACATAAAATCTGAAATTTTACAAGGAACACCTGATGATTTAGTTAAAATATTAAGTATAAATATTAAAAGTCCTAAACAATTAAAAATAAAAATTTCAGAATTAAATAAACAAGGTATAATTTCTCCAAAATTAACTTATTTTTTAACAAACTATATAAAAGGATATGAATTACTTTATACTTTAAAATTAAGTGAAGTTAATTCTTCTTTAACAGATATAAATTATCAAAATTTTGTACAATATCAAAATGAATATATTGGGCAATTACAAAATAAATTAAGTAATTTAAAATTTACTAATGATAGACTTCCATATTTAAATATTACTTTTGATTTTCAAAATTCTTCTTTATCAGAAATACAAATTGCTGAGGTAGTTCGCAATATTGTTAAAAATAAAGAAAATAAAATTAAAGATAAAGAAATTACTATACCTAAAGAGGTTAAAGGAAATCTTAATCCTGTTTATTTTAATCAATTAGGATATGCAGAAGGAGTGTTAAATTTCTTTAAAGAAAAAATTAATCTTATTGAAAATTTAGAAGGAGATATTGATTTAAATTTAATTAACTTAACATCATTTGGTCCTGATTTATTTTTTAATTTAAGTGATAAAAATCAAATTGAAGGAATTAATTATATAGATGAAGATTATATAAAATTAGAAAATGAAGCAAAAGATATTGCTAATCCTACAAAACAAAAAATTGCAGAAACTAAATTAAAAGTAATTAAATATATTCAAGATTTTAATATTCAAAATAATTTACCTTCTAACTATGTAAAAGAAAAACTTAAATATAATAATAGTCAATTTTTAAGTGATGATTTAAATAAAAGAAACTTTTTAAATGTTCTTTTTAGAATTATACCTTCTGCATTTATAAGTACTGTTTCCTCTATTTCTCCTTATTATGGAGCATCAATTTATTATTGGAGTATGATAGGAATAGATCAATTAATAAAAATATCTTATTTTTTAAGAAAAAATAATTTTAATGTTTTTAAAGCATTAAAATTATTTTTTAATTCTAATATTAAAGAAGAATATAGAGTAGAAAATTATGATGTAGAAACTACAAAAAGTGAAGAAAAAAGTTTATTTAAATCCTTTAAACAACTTTTTACTAATTTAAAAGAAAGAATTGATTCTAGATTTGTTAGTAATATTGAAGATACTGATGTTATAGATAATAATGCATTTTTATTTGGAGAATCAGAAATTCCAAAACCTTTTACTAAATCACCTTTAGATAAATCTCAACTTTCTACAGATGGTTTAGCAGATTTTAAAACTTTTATGCAAGAAATGTCTAATTATGAAACTAATGTAAGATGGGAGTCTTGGATTAGGATGGCGGGAGAATTTCAAAGAATGCGAGAAGGGTTTAATAGTTTAAATCTTATAAATTTAATTAGAGATAGATTTTGGTTTAATAAATTTTATGATAAAGGAGGATCTGTTAAAATGGCTAGATCAATTACATCTCTTTTTTCTAAAAAAGCTTTAACTGGTAATATAAGAGCTGCAGAATTAAATGCCTGGTTAGGAAATTTAGGTGCATTAATTCATTCTGATCCTATTGTTTTTACAAAAGCTTTTATAAATAATTTAAAAGATGTTAGTAGTAAAATATATGCTGCTTCTAATGCTAAAAATATATTTAATGATTTTTTAAATGCATTTACAGGAAGTAATAGTGAAAAAAGTAGATTAGCATTTTTTCAAACTTTAGCAGATACATTTTTAGGTAAAAATACTGCTTTAATAGATAAAAGATTAAGTGTTACTAGTCATATTAAAAAATATTTAAAAAGTAAAAGAGGAACAGGATTTACTGTATTTGATGAATCTGAAAATTATTTAATTAACATTAGTCAAGCTACTGATTCTCAAGGATTACAAAATATAGGAGAAAAACAAATTACAAACCAAATTATTTTTCAATATTTTTTATCTAATCCTTTAGTAGATAAATTTAATAATCCTATTAAAAATATTCAAAATTATTTAGTTATTAAAGAAGGAAAAATAGTATTAGATAGAGACAAATTAAAAATAGATAAAATTTATACAAAAAATAGTAGTAAATTAAAAATACCTGATTACAGTACTATTGATATAACTTTAGATAAAGGATTTTCTGAAATGACATTAGAAGAATTAAATATAGAGCCTTTAACTAATTTAGAATTAGATATTTTTTTAAATGAAACAATGTTAAATGAAATAAATAATTTGCAACAAAAATCTCAAGGTGTATATGATATGTTTAATAAAGCTTATTGGAGAAATTCTTTTGCAGGTATTTTATTATTACAATTTAGAGATTATGTTTTACCTATTTTAACTGCATCTATAAATTCTAAAAAAATATCTTCAGATTTTACTAATTATGAAAGAGGAATTATTAATTCTTTATCTAATTTAACAGTTAGAAGTAGTAAAAAAAATAATTTTAATGCAGATTCTTATCAAAATTTATTATTATTAAATAATTTAGATTATAATATTTTACTTAGAGACCATGCTTTTCTTAAATATATATTAGAAAAAATTCAAAATAGTAATATTGATAAAAAATTAAAAGAGTTAGCAAAAGATAATGATAATTATAGACAATTAGTAAAAAAAGATGGTGATAATAAACCTTTACCATTAACATTAACTATTTTAAATAATTTAATTCCAATAACATATCTTCAAAAATTTGAAAATAAATCTGATGATGATTTAATAAAAAATATATCAGATATATTTTATACTAATAACCCAGAAAAAATAAAAATATTAAAAAAATTATTAGATAATAAATTTAAAGATAAAATTCCATTTGATAATGATTTATTAGAAAAATTAAAAGTTTTAGAAATTCAAGAAAATTATTCTGAAATATTAGAAAATTATAATAAATTACAAATTGAAATATCAGGAGATATTAAAGCTTTAAATATATTAAGTAATATAATTTTTTTATTTTTATTTCATGCGGCATTATTAACAGTAATTACTGCAATTAAAGGAATAGGAGATGATGAAGAAAAAAAGAAGAAAAAAATAAAAAAGAATTCTTTTTTAGATTATTTTTCTTCTTTTTTAGATTATTTATCTATAGAAATAAGTAATGTAAATTCTAACATAATTGCTAACTTTAGTGTAATTTTTGAAATGGATGCTTATGGTTATAATTCAACTAAAAATGAAATTGAACTTAATAAAACAATACCAGTTTTAGGAGATTTGTTTAATCTTTTTAGATCTTTTGATATATTTTGGGACTCTGAATCTAAAATGACTTCTATTAAAAAAATAAAAGAAAAAGAACGTATATATAAATTATCTAAAGGAGATATGCCTTTATTAAAACCTACTTTAAAAGTAAATAAAAAAACCAAAAAACTAGAATTACAAGATAATATAGAATTTAAAGAAAGTTTTTTAAAATTATTTATTCCTAAAAATATTTCAGATAATTTTAAAATTTATAAAAATAAATCAGATTTAAAAAAATATAAAGAACAAAAAGATTTAGATTTTTTAGATTTAATGATAAAACAAGCTAAAAATGTTAAATTTGCTAAATTTAGTGGAATATATCTTTCTCCTGAAAAACAAGATAAATTATCAAAAAAATTAAAAGAATCTAATGAAAGAATTGAAAAAATGAAAGAAAAGTTTGAAAATGATAAAAATAAAGAATAAAAAAAAGCCACCAATTAAGGTGGCTTTTTTAATAATATTAAATATTTTCTGGTCTATAAATATAATATGGACTATTTGTAATTGTGCCATATTTTAAAATATATATCTAATTTTTATTTTTAAATCTTCATTAATTAATTGAGTAAGTTCATTAATTAATTTTTCTTTTAATTGCCATTTGTATCTAACATTATTTCCACCATACTTACTTATTTTTTCTTCTTGTATTTCTGGATTCCATAATAAAGATTCATTTAATCCTCTTTCTAAATTAATTTTATTTAAGTTAGCATTATGAGTTAAAAATATAATTTCTAAACCACATTGGTCTTTAAATTCTTGATTAACTTCATTGTTAATTATATTAAATAATTCTTTATAATCATTTAAATAATTGTCATAATAAATAACAGGACTTAAGTTAAAATGTACTTCCCAACCTGCTTCAAATAATTTTTGAGCTCCTTTAATTCTAGTTAATGTTAAACTTGTAGATTTTTCTACTTGAGTTCTAATATTTTCTGGTATTAAAGAATGTCTTATTCTAATTTTTTTATCAGAGTCATAATTTAATAACAAAGGATTGTACCATTTAGTTGCAAATGTAGCACCCATTCTTGGATGATCTTTAAAGTAATCAAATACTCTTTTCCAATCATATTTATTCCAATATTTATTTATATCTACATCACACCCAATATCTACAAGGTATAAACTATTATGAACTTGATTAGGAGTTTTAATTAAAGGTTTAGTATTAACCCAATTATTACAAGCTAATAAAATTTCACTTATATTAGTATTAAGATAAACAGCTGGTCTATTAAATCTATGTACATAACAGTATTGACAATAAGGATTATTGTTTTGGTCTCTACACCCTAAAATAAAATTGGCAGAAGTAGCATCGCCACTTCTACCATTATCTTTACATAATATTGTTTTAGTTTTTTGAAATTTTTCCATTTAAATTAAATTAACAAGCATCTCTATACATTATATTATATTTCTGAATTATTAAATCAACTTTTTGCCAATTACTTCCAGCTGCTGTTACTTCATTTTCAAACATTTTATCTAGTTGAGCTTTGTCGTATATACAATCTTTAGAGCATGATACTATCATAAATAATGATAAAATAAATAGTGTTTTTTTCATTATATTTAATTTAATTTTTTAGTAAGAATTTCAGTTATAATATCTTGTACTTCAAATTCAGATTCATTATCAGTATCAAGACAATCAGGAATTAATTCTAATTCTACAAGTTTGTCAGTTATTACAATTGATATATCTCTTATATCATCTTCAGTTAATTTTTTCATTGTGTTTGTGTTTAATTTTTAAATTTATTATTGGATGTATTTCTGTAATACCATGTGTTTTATCAAAAACATAAGGTCCTGTTATTTCTATACTATCTCCTTCTGTTGGAATTATAATTTTATTTTTATAAAACCAACAGATTGGAAATATTGATGGAGCAGCACATACAATTTCACCTACTATACACCCATTTTCATCTTTATGGTTATTTTTGGATAATAAACTTTTATTTTTTATTTTCAATTGAATATGTATATCACCATCAAGATCTGATTCAACTTTTTTAACTTTTCCTACTAAAGTTTTGGAAGAATCTAATAGAACCAATCTTTTTGGGTGATGCACTCTATTACAAGGACAATCTTCTTTTGAGACTAAAGTTAATAATAATAAAATACCTATAACTAATAATGTTAATTTCATATTATAATTATTTATTTATAATTATCCACTACAAGAAGCACACTCTAAAATATTTCTAACAAAACTTTGGGCACTACTTTCACTAAATTGATAGTATAAAGTCTTAATGCCTTCTTCCCAAGCATATAAATATAGTTGATTAATATCTTTAGCTGGTACAGAAGGATGTATTGTTAGATTTAAAGATTGAGCCTGGTCAATAAACTTTTGTCTTTGAGCTGCTTGTAAAATAATTTCTTTAGGAGAAATCTCTAAAAAAGTCTTAAATACATTTTTTGTAGGAAAATCTAAATGTTCTACAGAGCCATTATTCTTTAAAATGCTTTCCCAAATTTCATTAGTATTTAAATTGTACTTTTCTAATTCAGTTACTAAGAAAGGATTTTTATATACAGTTTTAATTTTAGCTAAATCTTTAATAAAATAATTAGATTTAATAGGCTCTATTCCCATACTTACTTGCCCTAAAATAAAAGATGAAGATTTTGTAGGAGCAATTGCAATTAATGTAGTATTTGCAAAACCCTCTCTACTACAAGTATATCCATGAGTATTAAATAAAGATTGACTAGCTTGCTCAGTTCTTTCTTTTAAAGTTTTAAATATCTGATAGTTTAATTGCTTAGTTTCTAAAGATTCAAATTCAATTAATTTAGATTGTAATAAAGAATGATACCCTAAAACTCCTACACCAATAGCTCTGTGATTTTTTGCAAACCTATAGGCTCTTTTCATACCTGGAAGTACTGAAGACTTTTCTATAAATTCATTTATTACAGCATTTAAAAATAAAGTATAAGTTTCAATAGCATCTGTATCTTTTATTTCATCCCAATGAAGTAAGTTTATAGAACCAATACAACATACAAATGATTCAAAACTATTTGTGGGAAGCATTATTTCGGAACAAAGATTACTTGCAGTAATTTCTAATCCTAATTCTTTATAAGGAGAATTATTATTAGCATTATCTTTAAACATCAAATAAGGAAACCCAAACTCAGTTCTTTTTTCAATAACTTTAGCCCAGATTTTTCTTTTAGCAGTGTTTCCTTCTTTCATAGACTTTAACCACTCATCTGTAATAGTAATACCAAATTGTAAATTTTGTATAGGATTACCATCACTACCTATTTCTAAAAATTCTTCAATATCCTCGTGTTCTATAGGCAGCCATATTGCACAAGCACCTCTTCTGGATTCTCCTTGTTTACAAGTATCTATTACTGTATCATAAATTTTAGCATAATGAGTTGGACCATCTGCCTTTCCTCCTGTAGATATAGTAGTACCTCTAGATCTAATATTTCCTAAATAAGCAGATGTTCCTCCACCATATTTAGACATTAAGCCTATTTCTCTTGCAGCATTTAAAATGCTATCTAAAGAGTCATCTACATTAGACCCATAACAAGAAATAGGAAGGCCTTTATTTTTACCAAAATTACTCCATACAGGAGTAGATAAAGAATAAAAGCCTCTTTGCATGTAATTTTCAAACTTATCAGCAAAACCTTCTATTTTAAGAATTTGTTCTGCACTATAAGAAATGTGTTTAATTCTTTCTTCAGGAGTTTCTGTAATGTATCCTCTATTTAAATAAAGTCTACTCTCCTCATTTAACCAGTAATTTTTAAAATAAGTCATCTTCTGTAATTGATTTAGTTTTTTTAGAATAATCTACGCTACGTTTATAAAAAAAGTCCCCTTCTTTTGTTGAAGTTATCTCTACTTCAAACCACATTGTTTTTTCAAGTAAAGTAATATCAGGACTAAAAACAGGACTCATTCCTATTTTTATAAGAGAATTATTAAATCTATTCATAATAAAATGTTGTATAGTTTCTTTAGATAAGAAATCTAACTCTCCTTTTTCAAATATCCAATCAAGTACTTGACATTCAGCTATAAATGCTTTTTTACATGCAGAATAAACTAAGTTTTCAAATTCTTCATTAAACCATTCTGGATTTTCTCTTTTAATAATATTAATTATTTCTACACCAAAATTACCATGAACATCTTCTTCTTTACTTGTAGCTTCCACTACATTAGATATACCTTTAAAAAGATTTTTTTCTTTATTAAAAGACATCATAATTAGAAACTGGCTAAATAAAGAAACATGCTCTATGAATAAAGAAAATAAAAGTACACTTTTTGTATACATTTTATTATCCTTACTTCTAGTTCCATCTAAGTATTTAGTAAGATAATTAATTCTATTTTTAATAGCAGGAACTTCTATTAAAGTTTCAAACTCTTTTTGTAAACCTAAAACATTTAATAATTCAGCATAAGCATCTTTATGTCTTACTTCACTTTCTGCAAAGGTCATACCTACATCCCCAATTTCAGTTTTAGGCATTCTTTTATACATATCTGCCCAAAAAGTCTTTACTTTAACTTCTATTTGAGCAATAGCTAACATTGTTCTTTTTATAGCCTCTCTTTCAGAATCATTAACTTTTATTTTAAAGTCATTTATATCTGAGGTAAAGTTAAATTCTGATTCTAGCCAATAAGAATGTCTAATAGCTTTTTTATATTCTAAAAGTTCAGGATATTCATAAGGTAATATGTTTTCTCTCTTTTTAAAAATATCTTGTTTTTCAAAGATTGTTTCATTTTGATTCATTTTTTTTGTTAATTTTTAAATATTAATAATAATTTTTTTTTAGGAAAAAAAGGGTTGCAAATCTATAAAAAAATTATTAATTATATGATTTTTTCTTTTACAAGAATATCTTTAACTTTTTTAATTAATTCTTCAATAGTACCTGAATTATCTATTGTATAATTAAACTCTGCAGTATCTAAACTTGTCTCACTTGGATGGTCTAAAAGGTTTATTCCAGGTCTATTTACTCTAATAGTAATACCTTCTCTTTTTATAATAGCTTCCATTTCATTAGGAAACCTCATATCTGTAATGATCCAATTAGGGTATTCCCATTTACCTTGAGTAACTTTATAATCACAATCTTTATATTTATATCCAATTGCATTATAATTAGCAAATAAAGCATTCACCCATACATTAGTATGTAATCCATTACGCATTGCTTCTGTGCCAAGCTTTTGAAGAAATTCTCTATAAGTCATTTCCCAACCTTCAGACATTTGTTTTTGTTTAAATTCTTGATCCTCAAACCTTTTTACAGGAATGCCCGAAAGAAGAGAAGCAATTTGTTTTAATTTGCCTGCAAACTTTTTAATTTCCCAACTACTTCTAATATCAAGCATGTGAGTATCAACAAATTCTTCATCGGACCAATTAGAAGTAAGGTGTTGAATAATTTTTCCAACAGTGTCTTTACCACTGCCAATCTTTCCATTAATGCCTATAAGGTTTGTAGGACTTTTTGAGTTATTATTATTCATAAACTTTATTTTTTAATTCTCATTACAATATAAAACTGCTACATTATCTTTTTTAATAGTACATTTATAATACTCTTCTTGGTGAATTTTAAGTTTGTCAATATTAAAAGGTTTTGTTATTATTTGCATACCAGATTTAGTTCCTAATTCAGGTAAAATAGTTTCATTTCCTGGAAAAATATCTTTAAAAATTTTTCTTATTTTAAATAAACTTGTTAAGGATAAATTATTAAAATACAAGTTAATAACATAAAAATTTAAAGTAGGTTTCATATTTTCAATAGACGTTAAAAATATATCAGAATAATCTAAATCTTTATTTTGAAACTTATTAGAAAGAGTTTCTACCATTTTATATCCTAATTGTTTTTTAGAATAAGAACCTAATTTAATGTATACAGTTCCATTAAATATGTTTGCTAGTCTTTTCATTTCATCATAATAAAAAAATAATTCATTTAAATTATTAATTATATAATGTTTTATTAAGTTATTATTTTTTTCATAAGGCTGATCTAAATTATCATTTTTATAAATAATTATTTCAAAAAAATATCCAGGTTGAAACTGGAGTATTGGTAAAATTTTATTTAAGTTATCAATCATTTTGTTTAGTTTGAGTTAATAATGTTTCTAATTCTTTTTTAATTAAAAAAAGATTATCAAATATTTCTATACTATTATTATTATAAATTATTGATAATTTCTTTTCTAAGCTTTTACTATTGTTTACATCAATAAGTGCTGCACTAATTGCTTGTTGTTTGTTTAAACCAATATTAATATATTTAGATATTAATTCTTCTGTTGTGTATTCTAGCATAGTTTTAAATTAAAATAAAAAAAGTTTGTAAACTTAAAGACATAGTATCTTTAAGCTTACAAACTAAATAAATAAATAATATTAATTAAACAGTAAACCTATTTAATGTATTTTAAAAGTAAACCTGTTATTTTATATTTAAAAAATACGTTACAAAATTTTTTTATGTAATTTATTCTTTAATTTTTTTAGTATTTCTTGGTTTTCTAAAAGTATTTGGTTTTTTACTTGGTGTATTTTTTTCTAACTCAGAAATTACTTCTGTTTTAGTAATTTGTGGAGTTATGATTTTTTTTGATAACTCTATAATTTTGTTTTCTAATTTAAGGTTTTCTTCATAAGAATTAGCTAATTTAAAAACTAATCTATTTACTTCATTTTCTACAGTTTTAAGTGTTTTCTTATTGAAAAAATACTTATAAAGTAAAATAATTGTAAAACATAAAGTAATACCTTCACTTAGAATAAATAATTTAATTAAATTGTTCATATAATTTGATTTTTATAATTTAGTTTACAAATATACAATGTTTTTAACAAATAAAACTTTTTAAATTTAAATTAAATGTTAAAAGTTTCAAATTTTGAAGTAGCAGGAGATTCAGTAATAATATATCCTATTCTATTAATATAATGTAAACCAGAGCTTATTATTAGTTCATCTCCTTCATCAATTAGTGTCCATACATGTTGTCTAGGATAGTTTTTAACAAAATCAAATTCTTCCCCAAAAGTTTCATACATACAACCATTAAAAGGATAATCTTCAATATTGTTTACATTATTTTTTAAATGAATTTGGTTTAGTTGCGGAGTATAAGCAGAATAAAAATCTGTATTATTTGTTTGATAATTGTGACTCATTTTTATTAATTAAAATAATTTTATCTCTTTGTAATTTTTCTTGAATTATTTCTAATAATGCATTAGAACCTAAAAATTTAACAACATCTGAAGGGTCTTTTTCCCTCATAAAAGAAGGATTGTTAATATAATTTAATCTAGTATCAATTTCTAAGGTTAATAATCTAGAAAATCTTTTACCAGTGTCATCATTGTCAGTATATATATAAACATGGTCAAACTTGCTAAATAGTTCATCAATTATAGGTAGCAATATTTTGTAACTGTTTTCTGATGGCAAATTAAATGCATCAAACCCAAAACTATTTAAGCACATAGTATCCTTTAAAGAAGAAGTAATAAAACAAACATTAGTTTTATACTCTAATTTAGAATAACCTTCTAGAATAGCTTTAATAGTCCTCCATTTTTGCATAGGATTACCCAAAGGATTGTATAATTTAAATAATTCATCATTATTATAATAACCAAATATAGGATTAAATTTGCTAGAAGAATAATTAATAACATCATTCTTTAATACATACTTAATAGGTTTAATTTCAAATCTATTTAAAGTATTTAAATTAATTTGAAATTGATTCCAGTAATTTAATTCATAATCTTCAAAAGATTTAATAATACCAGTATATTTAGACTTTTGTTCCATTACAGGTTTTTTTTCTAAAATTAAAAGAGGAGCTTTTTGGTGCTCCCCTTTAATTTTAGTTAAAAAATTACCTTTAACTTTATTACTATACTTTAAATCTAAATTTATTTTATTTATACTAGACTTTCTATCACTTAAATTATACAGTTTATTTACATATTCAATACAATCTAAGTGAGTAGGATTAAATGCCCAGTCCATAAATAAAAGAGTATTATTTCTTTCTGTAAAATAACATTTAGGAGTTTTATCATTTCTTAATGGATTTTTAAAACTAGTTTTTAAGTCAAAACTTCCAAAATAATGCCTAAATATTTCATACTGTTGATCTAAAGCATATATCATAATAAAGTTTAATTAAAATGCAAATGGATTATCTGCTAATGTACTAGATTGAGTTTGAGAAGAAGTATTTGCTTTTATTTCTTCAGGATTAAATTCTTCTAAAGTTTCAGATATTGGAGCAATGTTACCAGAAAATCCACCATACTCTCCCATTAAAGCATCTATAATTTCTTTTGCACCTTTTCTATTAGGATTATCTCTCATAAATGCTTTAGAATAGATTTCCATATCATAGTAAGTATTGTTATCTACTTGTCTACTTTTAATACCACAATATACTTTAATAGTTTTATTATCTAAAACTAATTTTTGCAAATCAGCAAAATCTCCTTTAAATAAATTTTCTATTGGTAAGAAAATTTGAGGAGTATCTCCATCTTTCAAAGTATATTTAGATAAATCAGTTTCCCAATTCATAAGTTTAACAAAAAACTCAACTACTGTATCTTCTCCTTTAACACATTTTCTTGCATTTTCAGTATAATACCAAGTTTTGTTTTTATTCAAAACAGACAAATCTTCTACATATGTAGCAAAACCTTGACCATTTATCATTTTAGTTTTGCCAGATCTAGCAACATCATATCTACCTTCTAACCAAAAAGTTACTTTGGTTTTTACATCTACTGCAGGAAGCAAACCCCAAATATCTATTCTTAAAGACTTTACTTCTTGTCCTTCAACATTTTTAGTAGTTAAATATTGTGGCTCAGAAGTTATTTGTCTATTAAGAAAAGCACCCAAATCTTTTCCACTTGGGTTTACCATAATAGGTTGAAAAGATCCTACACCATAATATTTCTTAATTGCAGGAGTACTACTAGCTGTTTTTACGTTATTATTCATATAAATTTATATTATTTGTTTAAATTGTTAATTATTAAATAAAAATTTGATTCCAAAAAGTTACAAGTTCATCTTTCTCATTAAGTTCAGAAATTTTAAACTCTTTATTTCTTAAATGTTTACTTCTAGATCCGCCTATTACATCATCTGTATGAGTAAAAGATAGTATATTACTATTTTTATTTTCAGGGTCTCTATACATATATCCAATTGCATCTACTCTTAAAGCTAATAAATCTTTGAGTTTACCTTCTAAATTTAATTCTTTAATAGTTTGACCAGATGAAGTTACTGATTTGTCAGACACATGCCCTACAACTATTAAAGTCTTACAGAACTTTGTAAAAAATTCCATAATTTTAAATAAAGCTTCTCTTTTATATACTTGACCTTTACCATAAGCTAACTTATCTACATCAAAATCAAGAGATTCATTTTTATTTTCTTCTCTATTGTAAGATCTTACTGCTAACTGATTAAGAACTTTTTCTTTTAATGAAGTAACTGTATCAATAATAATATAATCATACTGAGGCTTTTGCTCAGAAAAAGCTTGTATAATTGTATCAAACTCATTGAGATTAGTCATATTAACTTTTGTACATTCATAAAAATCTGCACCACCTTCCATATCTAAAATAAGAGAATTAGATAACTGACTAAGTGCATGGGTTTTACCAGTTTTTTTCTGAGAAAAAATAACCATAGTTCTTGGATTAACTACAGTTGGTTGTTGGGGTTTTGTGGGTAATAAAAAATTTTCTTTACTCATTTAAAATTTGATTTTTTTTATTTATAAAATTTGTAATTGCTAAACTATTTTTAGGTTCAGGTAAAGATTCAAAATTAAATCCTTTTGGATTAAAAAAGATAGGTTCAGCCACACCTGTTCTTCCAAATCTATTCTTACACATATGAATAGATCTAAAACAATCTTCTAATCCATGAGATTTATCTGATTCTAAAATTTGATAACCATAATAATTGTTTAGTTTGTGTTTGTAAGGAGAAAATAATCCTAAAATAACTTGATAAGATCTAGCTACTTTTATATTATCTCCTAATTTTTGTGGCTCAGGTTCTAATCTACCTGCTTTAAAGTGATTTAAATCTCCTGCAGCCATTTGTTGTTGTTGAACACAACATATATGCCAGTTCCAATGTTTAGACATTTGTTTTCTAGCATATGAATTAACCATTCTGTCTATACTACCCGACAAATCCAATGGTATTCCTAAATCATTTTTTTCAGGTTCTAGAATGTTTACATTATCTATAACTACTGCTACAATTTCATTAGAATTATTAGGTTCATAATGACTATAAACCTCTATTGGACCATCTTTAGTTTCAATTGTTTTGTTTATATGTTTGCCTCTAGAATAAGATAAATTCCTACATTGTTTATAAATACCTGTGGGATTTGATGTGCGGTCATCAAATATTATAAATTTTTTAACTAAGTTAAAATAATCTTGAATTATATTAGATTCTATTAACTTAATAGTTTCTTCATCTAAAGGATTAATTCTTGATAATAATTCATCTTGAGTTTTATTGACATTGTAATATTTAGCTAAAGCATACTGAATAATACTAATCTCAAATTCTTCTACTGATTCTTCTAGACCAAACCAATAACAAACATAATCTAAATCAGATTGGTTTTTTAATGACAATATATAATCTGCTACACTAAATACATAAATATACTTAGCTAAAGAGGTTTTACCAACAGAAGTTTCTGCAGTAATACATACTAATGCTCCAGGAAAAATACCACTAAAATATTTTTTCATTCCATTAAAAGGATTGGGAATACAATTAATGTATCCTTCAATAACTTTTTGTTTATTTTCCTTAATTGTTTGTAGAACTTCCATTAGAATATTAATTTATCATTTTTAATAAATACTCCTTTTTGCATTTCTAGTATATTGTCTAAAAGCAAACTTCCACCATTTTTTTCTATAAAGTATTGGGCATCAAGGGAGAAGGCAAGATTTCCATTATCTCTAATGTTTTGATGGTAAAAGTCTACTGCTCTTAAAATTTCATCAAAAGATGTTTTATATTTATTAATAAATACTTCTAGCTTTTTCTTAATTAAAGATTTTGGACTAAAAGATACTTTATTAATACCTAACATAGTTTGAGTAAATTTTTCATAATAATTTTCAACAAAATCATCAGTTATTTCACTTACATATTTTGTTCCGTTAAGTACATTTAAACCTAAATTTGTTATTTCAAAATTAGATAAATCTGTGTTTGATTCATTATTATCAATAAATCGTATTAATCCATTCCTTAATAAAGGGTTTGGAAATTTACATTTAGGATAATTGATTAATAATTTACCTACTGTTTCTTCTGTAATCATTTATAATTTAATCAATTGGTTTGAATAATTTTAAATAACATTTACTCACATTCTTGACAAACTTTTTTGTATTCAAGATTGGTTAAATGTTGAGAGTACAAAGATACAAAAATTTCGTAATTGTTTATCAATGTATCTACATTTTCTTTATTATTTTTTTTATCTAAAATAAATAATTCTGGTAACATACTAAAATTACTTTTTTTATTTTTAAGTAAATTAGCGGTATCCTTCAAATTGTTTTGGGTTGCTTGTAACATAAAATTTATAAATTTCTAAAAAAAACTTCCAATCCATAGAAGCAATGTCTGTTCTACCCATTTTATGTCTTAAAATAAAAGGATTTTTATGTATTAAGTCATTTTTTGGATAATTTTTTTCTAATAATTCTTTGCTTTCATCCCTTAAAACATCCCATTTAGGTCTATTATTTAAATAGCCCATTTTGCATTGAATATTTAAAGGTAAAAAAGCTAAATCTATTTTACAACTATCAAGTAAATGAGACGCATTTCTTGAAGTCTTTGCTTTTGGGAAAATATCTCTTAGATCTTTTACAGTTAATTGCTCTAATAGATGTCCCTTTCTTCTTTGTTTATTACTCATTAGTTTTTCATATTTTTTATTTTAAAAGTTATTAATTTTTTTATACTATTTAGCTGCATACCAAGACTCTGCTACATTAGCATCTGCACTCATAAATAAGACTGGATTAGTTAAAAATAAATTACCTCCATTAATCATGCTTTGTTCTAAAATAACTTTATATTTATCACATAAAGAATCTTTTACTTCTAAAACAATTTCATCATGAATAACATTAGCAATTCTAACATTCCAATAGTCATTATTTTTTTCTATTTCATTAAATAACAATACAGTAGCATATTTAGTTTGGTGTGCTGCAGTTCCTTGAGTTGGTGCATTTAAACATAATCTAAGATACTGAGATTTTAAAGTAAAGTAATCACTTATTTTATGTTTATTACTTAAAAATAATTCATAAGCAGCATAATTTTTAACTTCATAATAATCAAATACTTTGTCTGCTTCTTTTTTATTCTTATACTCTGCTTTACCTAATCTATAAGTTTCCCAAAAATTATTATCAAATTTTAAAATATCAGCATGTGCAGACATAAAATATTTATAATTAGGTAATCTAAGTTTAAACCCTAAAGCATATTCAATATATCCTTTATTAATAGCTTCTTTTAATTTATTATTACCATACTCATAAATACCAGAATGTAATTGTTTAAATAAACTTTCAATTCGCATACCTTCTTCTATAGGTAAGCCTTCATTTAATGCTAAAGTATAGCCCGTACCACCAAATTGAAAGCAAAATCTTGGACCCTTAGAAGCATTTCTTTTAGCTTTATGTTCCTTAATAATTTCTGCATCAGTTAAATCTTTTATTTCAGGATATAAAACTCTGGCAAATGCACAATGCAAATCTTTTTTATCTACAATTGACTCAATCATAGCAAAATCTCCTGTAATATCAGCACCTACAATTGTCTCTTGACCTGCATAATCTGCTACTATAATTTTATAACCATTATTAGCTATAAAACATTCTCTTGTTTCTTTAGTTGCAGGAAAATTTAAAAAGTTTATTTCTCCTTTTCTTGAAGAAATTCTAGCAG